AGATTGTGGTTCTGAATGTCGTGGGTTCGAGTCCCATCTGCCACCCATGCAAAAAGAGGAAATTCGATAAGAATGTTCCTCTTTTTTGTTGTTTATAAGGGATTTACGAAATGTATCCTAAAAATATGTCATAAAGAACAGCTTTACAAGTAAATTTTAAAACCTACAAGTAATACTAAATTGTTTTAGCAATGTTTTAGCAAAAGAATATGGCAACATTTAAACCTACAATATTCAAAGGAAGGCAACGTGAAGATAAGACCTGGAACGTTGTTATCCGTTTTACTCATGAGCGGAAAGTACGATATATATCTACTACCATGTATATCTCTAAGAAAGACCTTACTGCCAGCTTTAAGATAAAGAACCAGCTTGTCCTAGACAAGTGTGAGGAATTGATAAAAGTATATCGGAATAAGGTAAATGCACTTAACCTTGAACTAAATTCAATGGATATAGATACAATCATTGAATACATCAAAAAGAAAGATGACAAGAACGGCATAGACTTCATTTCATTTGCAAAAAAATGGTGTCGGTCGCATACTGAAATCAAGGGCGTCAAGAACTACCAAACGGCATTAAATTCTTTCTGCTCATTCTTCGGCAGGGAATCAATTATGTGTAGCGAGATAACCGTTCAAAAGATGAAGGAATATGAAGAATATCTTTCAGATAAGAAACGAGCACAATCCCTTTATACTAATTCTATACTCCGTTTGTTTATGGAGGCAAGAGAATATTACAACGATGAAGATAATGGGATAGTAAGGATTAAACAAAGTCTATCTAAATTTAAGCCTAAACAGCAGAATACAGCAGAGAAGCGAGCTTTATCTGTCGAAGAGATAAGAAAGATATTCGCCCTTCCATACGACAACAAAGATTATAGAGGTCGTAACAGCAGACATGATTTGGCTTTGGATTGTTTTAGATTATCGTTTTGCCTTATGGGGATGAACTCAGCAGATCTCTACAATGCAACTGAATTTGACGGAGAATATATCACTTACTACCGCACCAAGACCAAAGAGAGAAGAAATGACAATGCTAAGATGGTTATTCGCGTGCATCCATTGATTCAACCGTTTATTGACAAGTACAGAGGGAAAGACCATGTGTTTAACTTCTATGAACGATTTTCTTCAATGGGCGACCTTAATCGTGCCATTAACATTGGGCTGAAAGAAGTCGGGAATGAGGTAGGTATAGAAAATTTGCAGTTTTATTCCGCGCGCCATTCTATGGCTACAATAGCCATCAATATTATAGGGATACCTATCTATGTCGTGAATGAAATGTTATGCCATGTAGATTCAAGGCTCCGTGTTACTGAGCTATATATAAAGAAAGACTATTCCATTATAAATGAGGCAAATTTCAAATTGATAGCTTATATGTTTGGGGCATGAGACAGATGTTATGCTGATGAAAATTTAATTTAAAAATAATAATATTTTCATCAAAACGACAAAGGGAATCATTTTATAAATCCACCTCTCTAAACGTTCCATTGTATCATGGCTAGCAGTTGGCAGAATACCCAATGAGGAATATCATCCGATTGCTCAAGCAATATGTTCAACTTATCATCTTTCATATATATTATGTTAACATAAAAAAGCGGTAAAACCGTTGGGAATTACCGCTTTGAAATCTCTATAAAGAATAAATATCCTTGCATTAGGTATACCTACAATCATTGAAGGGTAAACTTGTGGCAAGGACGTAGACTTAAATTGTTGCCAAGAAAGAGGACAAACTACTCATGTCTTCGAACTCTTTTATTTCAGATTCACTTTGTCTGAAAACTCTTTTTGAATTACGACCGTTTGTTACAGCCTCCAACATGGATTTTACAAAATTAGACATGTTTACCAAAGAAACATTCTTATTTTCTTCCATCACATTATATAACTCATCCGTGAAGGAACGAGACACAAATATCACTCCAGAGAAATCTAATATAACGTCCTCTTTAATGCCATCAATGGCAGATCTTATAATATCCGCATTAGCTCTTGAACGGATATCCGTACTAATCAAATCCGCAATTTTTAACATCGTATTCATATATTTATTTTTATCGAGTGTATTTATTATAGTCAAAGTCCAATGGGACCTTAACCGGAATTCTCATTAGAATTATTGTTCCATCCCAATATATAGAATTGGGAAGCTTAACAAATACAGAACCGGAGCTGTCATGCCTATGAAACGCACCTCCGGACAACATGAAAAATGAGCCATGAAGCCCATCAGAAAGCATTTCTTTGGATGAAGATATACCGTATCCTCTATTTTCTGCATTAGGCAAGTTCTTTGTAGACTTCCCCTCATTTGCCAACCTTAACGCTTCGGCATCATTCCCATTAATCTCATCCAAAAATTTTTGGGCCTTTACATAACTTCCCAGCACGGTTATTCCATCGTCAGCCAAGACCAAATCTATACAATCCTCTTTCTTTAAATACTGGGAAAAGATATAACCATGCTTGCCTTGAGAATGTTCGTTCATGTTATCAATCAATTCTCCTAAAAGATATGAAAGAGGAGTAACCATACGATAATCAGCTCCACTTTGTGTCTTTATAATTCTTTGAAGAATGCTTTGTAAATCGTCAATATTACTTTTGTGCAAATCAAACTGACATACTGGCAAATATGTTTTAGAGATATATGGCTCCAAAACCTCTTTCATGTTGGATCCGGCATCCACAAGTAATGGGTTCTCAAAATAAACCAAGTCCAAATAGCCAGTGATACGTATCGGTCTGTTTATGCATATCACATTCTTCTCACACCTTTGCTTATATATAACAAGCGGAGCGAGAAAAAACGGATGAAAAAAAGAAGTGTTACTTAAATCCCAGCATAAATCATTCATGCAACAATTGTCAGTCTGTTGTATGACTTGAAACAGATGATTAAATGCACTTCCTATTCTTTCATCTCTATCCACGTTTGGTATATGAATCACCTTCTTCATGATGCAAATTAAGTGATAAGTCTACATATTTGCAAATCATATCCCTTATTATTTTTAGCAGTAGTTCCCAAAAGTCAAAGAACGCTTCTGTTCGATTATTATTTTTCCATTCCCTTTCTGCAATGTTCACACAAGAATTTCTTGGCAACAGGAAACATCTTCTGACCGACATATCCGCTGAGATATTGTGCTTCCTCTCCATAAGGGTCAATTCCGAAAGCCTTGGAAATATGCCGGCATAAATGACCTTTTTCGTGGTCCCACGAATTTTGAAACTGTTCGGGGGTAGAAGTCAAAGAGAGCACCATTACCGTCTCTCTTCTCCTGTAGTCCGAATAGGTAAGTCCGGTATTCATCCTGCCTTCCGTCAGGTTGCGATACGCACGTTTGAGGGAATCCCCCCTGCATCCTATACGGTACAGGTCGGTAATGATTTCCTTAGCCCAATAAGTGTGTACCGCATAATACACCTTGACGTGCCAATCCCCATATTTCGGTATGTAGAACTCCTGAACAATCATATAACATCAGACCAAATTACAGGAACTCCTTTACCGATGCAGGTGGCAAAGAATTCATCAAACGCCCTGCAAGGGTCCCCATCAATATCATCAAGGTAGCACTTTATGTGTTTGCACAAATGTGCTTCGTCAACCAATGATTTTTTGAAAAAATCCGCTTTCAACATATTTGCAACATAGGCAACGTCATATCCTTTGTCGTGTTCGATGGTAATTCCGTTTGCTTTGAGCATATCGTCCACCTCATCTTTACTCCAAGGGTCAAGTTTCTTTTCCTTGCCTGTTGCCTCGTCTTTCACTTTCATTTTTGAAACAGCCCATTCGTAAAGTTTTTTACTGAAATGGAATCCGTATGATTCCAGGTATTCTTGCATTCCTGATGGGAATTTGCTATATGTATCTAATCTTTGTTCCATAGCCTTAATTTAAAAAGAGGGGCGTTTCACCCCTCCTGTTATTAATAGAATTCACCGTTAGAGCGTCTGCGTCTGCGTTCGCCCATTTCATCCATACGCGGATATTCAGGAAAGTATCCGGGGTATCTGCGTTCATCCATGCCGGATGAGCTTCCACCACCTGAATAACTTCTCCCACCATCACGGAAACCCATCTCTCCGCGCATCTCTCTCATGGCTTTTTCGTAACCTTTGCGGCAGCCTTCCTTGTAGGCTTCCTCCACTTCGTCACCTCTCATACCGAAGCCGCGTCCGTAATCGTCACGCCCTTCTTCTAATATTTCCCACATTCCCATAATCATTTCTTGTTTTTAGATGCTTCAACCACTCCGAGCTGTTCCATTAACTTCTGATTCTGTGCAATGAGGTCAGCCATATTTTTGCTCATTTCCTGCATGTTCTTATCCATATTGGACATTTGCCCTTTCAATGCGGATATTTCCTGCTCCTGCTGTTGCTTGGCTGCAAATTCAGGGTTCAGCATGGCAAGCATTTGGTCACATACCCTAAGAAAGTTCTGATGATATTCCACACTTTTTAGGACATCCTCACTTTTCTGCTTCATGGTAAGGACCTCAGTATTCATTTCGTCTCTTGACCCTGTAATCAGCATTCCAGTCTTAATATCATCGGCAATATTGGCATTAGCCGGTATCTCTTGCAAATTGACATTCTGTCCGTTTATATTCACGACAAAATCAATAACCTGTACCGGCTGCGGATAAGGCATGTTGGGAACAGTCTTATATATGGTTTTTATGGGGCTTACATTAACGACCTGCCCACATTCCAAACTTGGATTTGCACCTCTATGAAGAAGATATAATGTACTGTTTACTCGTAAGTTCTGAAACATGATTGTTTGATTTTAAAGGAGTGTGGCTATTTCCATTTTGGAAATCACCACAAAACTCCATGTTAATTATTACTTGCTCCTTAAAGAAGCTGTTTCTGCTGTAGGAGCCGGAGCCGCTGTCGGTCTGTATCCACCATTAACAAGATACAATTCGTTGGTGTACTTGTTATAGTGAATTTCATAGATGCCTGTTCCGGCTAAGTTTTCAACAGTCACAGGCTCATTGTTATAAGCCATCAACGGTCTTGTGTCCCCATTAGTCCCTATCAGTATCGGAAGAGTTGCAGTCGTGCCGGCAGGTATAGCCTGACGGAGGCTGATATAGAACCCTCCAACATAATCCCTGTTACGGAATGCGTGGTTAGGAAGTTCCAAAGTAACATTCTCCGTGCCGACGGTCACAGCCACCGTAGGAAGAGTGTTGAAATTTGTTCTTCCGATTGATGGGAATAGGGATGGGAATCCTGTAAAAAAGTTAGGCCACATATCTACCTCCTTTCTTACCGGATTAACCCCAGTAGTTGTTGCAACCACATCCACTACGTCCGTATACAGCGTCACCCATATATGCACCGTAGGCGGCTGCGCGGAAACAATCTGTATTAATAGCGGTTAAATTGGGGTATTGAACACTCACAGTATTGGGGAGCTTGCATTTGATTCCATCAACGTCGCTTTGTAATGCCTGCAATCCGGCTGCCAAAGGAGCAATCTGTTGTCCTACTGCACTCAGGATAGTGGCGTTCTGATTACGCTGGGATATTTCGGCTGTTAAAGTAGCCTTTTCCGCAGTAAGAGATGCAATCTTGTCCTGCAATGCCTGATTTTGAATTGCATCAAGTTTGGCAAGGATAGCATTCGTATTTGCAGTAGCCCCGTCACGCAATGACAATGCATTGTTGTTCATTGTATTGGTAAGGGCATTCATTGATTCGCAATTCTGCAAACGTCCTTCATAACCTTGTCTTTCAATAGCTGTTTGCGTTTTGCAGCAACAATCGGCAAGTTGAGTAAGGATAGACTGGTTGCCTGACTGCATAGCATTAATAATCTGGTTGGTTGACAATCCCACCTGATTACCTACTTGTGTAATGCTATTCTGAACATTGCACAATGCTGTCTGAACCTGTTGGGTAGAGCAGTTGAATGAAGAAGCCAATTGAGAGATAGCATTACCGTTACCCTGAATAGCTTGCATCAACAATTCGCGTCCTGCGTTTCCTGCCAATTCTGCCGGAAGTCCGTTAGCTCCGTTTCCTCCACGTCCACCGAACAAACCGCCACCGTTGCCGTTCCATCCAAAGATACTTGCTATCACAACAAGCCAGATAATGCTCCACCATCCGTCCTGTCCTCCAAAGCCGTTGCCGTTATTCATCAAGGCAAGCAGGTTAGGGTCTATCCCCTTGTTCCCAAACATTCCGGGAAGCATGGCGGTAATGTCAAGCTTGCTACCGCCTGAACCTCCATTGCCTCCGTCTGAATTAAAAACATAAGTTCTTTCCATAAGTATTTGTATTTTGTATCCCGGTCAAAATTGACCGTATGCAAAAGTACATATGTTGTAACTTATGTAAAATCAGTTGTTTCCCAATGATTTCTTTATATTATCCCAATATATTCTCAACATTTTCCCACTTTCCATCCTCTCATAGAAATTTGATATCATGTAGTTGACAGCACGTTTGGTTTTGTGGATATGAACGGCTATTTGTGAAGGGTACATGCCGCTTTCAGACAGGAGAGACACAAGAAGATACCGGGCATCCACTGTTTCCATGTTTTTATCAGATGATAATATTTGGTCTACAGGCACTTCGGTTTCTTTTGAAACAATATTAATTATCTTGGCAAAGATTTCTGATTTGCACATAGTTTTTTCTAATTTTTATGCTTATCTTTGCCTCGCCACATAAAACATGAGATTTTGATGAACAAAGCATAAGATATTTATGTTGAAGATATTAGCCCCCAACATCAGGTATCTTATGCTTTATCATGTTTTTATGTGGCAATATTAATATGATGTATGTTGGGGGCTTTTTTTTTAATTCTTAGCCCCCGAAAGAACTGCTTTTGTTATTTTTGAGTAATCGCTACGCTTCTACTCGTAGCGTTGTGAGGATAATCCTCGGTATAGTGTTCTATTTCATTTTGAACCTCCTTTCTTTTTTATATTATAATTATGCAATTATACAAATAAATTACCACACCAACAAATTATAACTAATTCCAATTCCTACATAACTCCCCACCGGATAACTATATCCTGCCTGAATCCCTAATCCCCATTTTTTTGATGGACATTTCGGTATGCGCACAATATCATTAGTAACCGTGACAGTCTTAGGATATACCTTCAAACTGTCCAAGTTCGGGTTATAACCACTGACATAAGCCGTATAGTTACTGTCCCGGTATATCTTCTGCTCGACAGGGAGCACCGTATCACCTACATGGATAGTATCGCCTGTGTGCCAGCAAATCAAAGGAGTAGGAAGGTAGTAGGGGACCGTATCCCTTCTTATCACAAGGCTTGAGCTGAATACCGTATCCGTTCTTGCCTCTATAACTGCTTCGGGGGATGGCTTTGCGAACCATCCTAAACCGAAAGCGAGTACAACCAGTAATATGTAAGGAAGCCATTTCATTTCAATTTGCTTTTAGCTTGCAACATTAACATACAACCCTACCAAGCTGCTTAAGTCATGGGTCAATGCCTGACCGCTGTCCCTTGTGCAGATATACAATACGTCATTCTGAGTATAGTACTTGTTCTTGAATATCTCCATAGGAGGTGTATAGGGTATAGGGTCATCCTTGGTGCCTGATGCGGTCTCTACAACCACTTCGTAGAGTGCTGCCGTAGCCATGCCGGGATATTGGCTTTCCAAAACCATAGGGATATCTTGCCGGACCTTATACAGGTGTTCCTTGTAATTAACCTTCATCCCCTTGGATAAGGATTCGTCTATGAATTCCGCCCAATCGGGGTACAGCGATTTAACCTTTAAAGATTCGCTGTCTGTCAGGCTCAATGTCTGTATCTGTTTTTTAGCGGATTCCACCATGTTTTGTGCGGATGCAGCCAATATGTAATCAGCACTATAAGGTTGCGGTTCGTGATTCCATTCTTCCGATTCCATGATTTGTACAAATTCGGGGTCATCCATTCTGTAGGTGGGGAATGAGTCCCTTGGGAAGAGGTTAACGAATTCTTCATGCAGCACTACTTTCGTACCGTCTGCGTTGCTTCGCATTGCCGGCATAGCCAACAATCCATGTTGGGTCAGCCATTCTATCGTAACGATTGTATATCTCATTGTCCAATTATATTAGTTAATACGTAATCAATTAATTCTTGCTCTGTGAATCCGTCTGCCTCTGTTGGTATGGAGTCGAAGGATATGGAGTTGTAGAAGGCGCATTTTATTCTTAAACCACCTCCCCTTATTCTAAAGAAATTAGGAGGTAATGAGTTGGTTTCATTTACTTCTGAATTTACTATCGTTATAATTTGTTTCTCGTTTTGAAGCTCATTGGAAGTTCGACTTTCATTCAATACGCCGTTAATATAAGTTTTTCCTTGAGTATTATAGGCATTATAAGCAACCCTATTACTTTCAGTAATTACTGCAAAATGATGCCAACCTGATGCAAATCTTTGATCATATATAGCGGCATCGAGCATCATCGGATTAACCGTCATAAACAGCATCTTCACTCCACCACTCAGATTCTCTACCAATCCGTAATCATCTACACCATCTGTCACTAATGCACCGGGATATTCGGGTATCTGAGTAATGGTGATGTCTGTGGAGTAGGGTTGGTCGGAGATAACAGATATATAATTATATCCAACTTTACCTTGATTAGTATCTAATTCTATATAATTATCTCCATTATGTAACTCAACTCTATTGTCGTATGCAGTATATTGGGCAACGTAAACTTTATTATCGTCTAATATCCCTTCAACATGCCATTTGCAATAGATTATTCTTTCAACCATGTTTTTAGCTCTATAATACCCGAATTTGTCCCAATCTTGTGCCGGTTTCCCTTTAATTTGTCTGCCATTTATATGGTCGAATCTAATATCAATTGCACCACTTACGTTAACAAACGCCTCATTCTTATACCCATCTACACCACTCATCATGTCGAAGAGAAAGTTGGTTAACTTCATCCTCCTTCCTTTACCCGACAAGTCCTGCAAGTAAGCAGACTCCTTCAATGTTTCGTTGGTCGCACCTTGCTTCTTTACGTCATAGTAAAAAACAACATGCTCTCTTATCCATTGAGGGATAGGGGAAGGCTTAGAACCACCGCCACCCGAACGGATTTCGCCAATGTGATTCAGTGCGATTGTATTCAACCGCACCGAATTTAAAGATATTGTGTTAACCTTCATATCACTCCAAAATTAATGCCTTGACAGGCTTAACATTGCACTGAATCTTGATATGCTGCTCACCAATGACACCTTCGATGTTCTTCTGCCAAACCGACCCGACACCGTAATCGACATCAAACGCCACCCAATTCTCACCGTCCAAACTCTGATACAATACCACCTTGGACGGATGTGTATCGAATACCAATTGCAAACCAAATGTAGACGCAGCAGGCTGAAACTTATACTCCTGATTGGAGCCGGATGCTGCAAAATTGCCGGTTATATCCTTTAATGCCATAATTGTAGATTTTATAAACTTAATACCTGTTTCCGATTCTTACCATCTGCTCTAAAGCTTACATGTACCCATGCGAAGTTGCTCTCATCAATCAACTGGTCATAAGGCAGGTTCTTGCGGATATACTCAAACAACAGCTTATTCTGCTGTCTGTCTCCTGTGTCAATATCGGCTGCTTCACCCTTCATATGCTGAGAAGACTTGCTTCCCTTGACAGCTTTATTCAGCTCCGGGCAGCGATAACCGCTGTTTACTGTTATAGGCTTTCCCCACCATGTGCGTAATGGGTCCAGCACGTTATCCACCAAGGCAGTAAGAGCCGTTACATGCTCCTGTCTGCATCTGTTGTTGATACCCAAGCGGTCGGCAGTCGTAGACTTGCACAGCTCCGCAATTGTAAAAAATTTCATTTCTTTTCCTCCTTAATTACTTCTTTAATATCTTCTTTGTCAACTTTTAATGTCTTGCCGAAAATCAGCCTGAACGCTTCGACAATATTCAGCTCGATTCCCTTCGGCTTAAGTATGTTGCTGATAATCGAGCACATTTCCAAAAAACATACCATCAGGCAGGAATACACATCAATGTCGTAACGGCTACCCGATGCCTTGTTTATCATAACCACCATGAAAACAAAGCTAAAGTATGTAACCATCTTGCCCATGGTTCGCCTTACCGCCCGGCTGAACCGGACCTGTTCGCCCATTATGATACTCTTTCTCAGCCCGCAGGCTAAATCACATATAATCACGGCAGCAGACACTATCAGCCACGGAATCATGTGTTCTATACTCTCCTGAACGAATGCGGTAGCTATTCCTGCCAATCCTCCGGCTACGCTCTTATCGATGCCATCTCTAACTATTGCACTAATCATTTGTCGGATTAATTTTTAATGTTATATTTGCAAAACCTTGTTAACCGGACGCGAAAGCTAATCTTGATTCCCTGCCCGCCTGAGAAGGTATGCAGGGAATTTCCCTATCTTAGCCTAATCAAGATTAAACACAAGCTTGCTCGGATAGCCACGGGTATAGTCATAATTAATCAGCTCTTCAAGCGTACTTAATCCGGATACCTCGGATAGATGCTGCTGTGTGACATTATAGCATGATAATGCATACAACTCCAATTGGGCAAGCATATATAGTGCCACATCTATTGGGATGGTGTAATTAATCCCCTCAAACCAAAGAACGGTATCAGTCTTTTGGGTACTCTTCTCAATGTTGATGCTGTTCATCAGACCTACACGCATTTCCTTGGAAAGCCACATCTTCTTGCCGGCAAGGGTAAATTCGTTCACATGGTCAGACACATCATATTCTTTGATGCTTTTCTCCAGTTCCCGGACCAATGATTTTCTTACCGACTCTTCATCATTCGTATCACAGTACACCCATAATGTATCATATATATATGCTGTCCTTTCTACAGTACCTTCCATCGCAGGATAAGTAACTACTTCCTCGTTGACGCATACCAATGCTTTCTTGCCTGAATAGGTTATTAAAGGCATACGTATATCAAATTCATTTCTTTCTGTTTCCATAATCATTCTGTTATAATTCGATAAAAGGGATAGAAAAAGCTCCAGCGTAATGGGCAAATTTATTGGCAGCATTATAGTTGCAAAACGAGGTACGAACCGAAGCATAGATGAAACTCTCAAGGCAACCCACAACAGAGCCATGGAGACACCGCTCATTCGCATTGACATCGTTATTAATATATAACCATAAGTAAGCATTCTCGTAATTACGGCTCCCTCCACCGGTAGTCTCCGCACAAAAAAGAGAAAAATCATAATCCGATTTTTTCACCCATGATTCACTGTTAACAGGAAAATTAACCCCCGGATATTCCTTCTTTAAATCCAAACCTTTTTCCATGTCACTTTCTTCATTGTCATGGACACGGTATGAGTAGGTTGTACGTGCGGGTACTCTGCTCACATCTGATGCACAGCGGAATTGCACAGGCAGATTATTGCCTTCCGAATCCTTTCGGACAATGTAATATGCACCGTCCATCTGTCGGGATAGCCCGACAATCGGTAGATTCCATCCTCTGTATATGGGGACAGAGCGTTTCAGGATTCCAATGCCGCCATCCAGCACCGTATTGTCACTCCATTTGACACCGTCAATAAATTCCATCTTGGTGTAAGAGTTTACGACGGCTGTCATTACTCCGTCTGCCATTCCCTCACATCCGGGGACATTTCTTACCACGTAGTAATGCTTGCAGGCTTCCATGCCTGCGCCCGTAGACAGGTTGACAGAACCATCGGTTGTACACGACACATTTCCGGCTGCGTCAAAAGTGAACACATTCCCAATATTCCCTATCTTCGGCACAAGTCCTGCCTTGGATATGCCGTCCAATAGTCTTTGAGCTTCCATTATTTCTAAAAATCCGCACCATGTGTTACCTGAAATACCACCAATCAGATTAGTCTTATTTGCCGAAGATGGCGGAATAACCATATTAACACCATGCAGAGTGCTGTATTTTACTGTATCCCCGATTATCACCTTCCATCCGCTATTAGCGGTAAGTGCACTGTCTGCAAATGTAGTCGCATTAACGCTGTCTAACGTTGTACAACCTGCGCCAAACAGGTTTAACCTAGTATGTGCCCATGTGCCTATCTCAAAACTCATCAGACAAATAATGATTTCATAGAACTCATAATACATGCCCATATATGGACGATTGGTCGCTTCGTCTGCATTCTTTGCCTGTGCATTCTTGATTGATTGTACCGCGGACACATTTTGTGTCGGGTATCCGCCACCACTTGTCTTATAGCTTTTTTTGAATATGTTCAAAGGTGCGGAGTATGTCCCGATTGCGTTCTTATTATAGACATAATGGGCGCAATTTCTTGCATCACCTTCCAGCTTGGCGGTAACACATTCACCGGGGACGATGGCAAACGGTCTGATTCGCTTTGCCTGCTTCCCTCCGATGCCGAAAGGCAGAAGAGACAATGCCACAATGTTATATTCCCCTTCCGTACCTCCCTGTGGCGTATATTGCATGGTGGTGCGTAAGTAATACAAATCGCAATCGGTGAAGTTCATCACGTCTCCATCGGTCCCGTCTATGGCAATATTCCTGCCATCGACAGATTGAGTAAGTCTTCCCGGTGCACATTGTTTTAACAACTTGCCATTCTTAAACACTCCAAGATGCAGATGTGACGCTAACGAGCGAAGTCTCGATGTGTTCCCAAATGTAACCTGTGCATCCGGGTCTGCACTTCCGTTTACTCGTGCGAATCCACATGCACCCAAGGCTTCCAACTCATTTGCCAGTGCTTCGATAGCGGTTGCATTGGCTTCCTCGGCTGCTTGTGCACGTTCTGTTTCGTCAAGAATTCGCTTATTCAATTCGGTTAACTCTTCCGTAAGGTTTTTACGCGTAGTCGGATGTACCACCGCATCAGTGGTTGTAGCAGGGTAAATAGTCTGCCCGCCTTTGGTAAGTTTATGAATTTTAGCCATATAATTCTTATTAATTTCGTAAATTTATTCTTTATCGGTTCCCGATTAAAGGAAAACACTCAGTACATCTTCGTATTCTTTATCGGAAATTGGAGAGGAAGAAAGCATCTCATTCTGCACATCCTTTACCACAGAGTCCTTTAATTCGGTACGCTGCTCCTCTGTCATGGATTCCCATGTCATTGGGTCTCCCTTATCGCCCTTCTGATAGTTAGGATAAACGTCAATTGTACCTGTACTGTCATCAGACTTGCCATTGACAAGAACGATGCTTGTAAACTCCATGGATACAAGGTTACAGATACCATCAGCAAAATCAGCATCAGTAAGGTAATACTCGCGTCTGACCGTCAGGTTGCCCGGACGCATGCCATGATTATCAAACACAACCAGCAGGCTGCCATCATCCAGCCTGCGACAGTTCTTGTAATCGTGTCCGTCGAAAGAGGCTACAACGGGTTTCGACAATGCTGTCTGATAAGTAAACCGGAAAGGAGTTTTCAGGTCTCCATTGAGGTTTTTCTCTATGATTTTAAAATCGGACTGATAATTTATTCTCATAACTATAATATTGATGTCACATCGTCAATTTCCACGGCAGACAGATACTTCTTATCAGCGTCTACGGTTTTCTGATAAGGTGTTAAATCAGGTGCCACGTATCTTTTCAACGCATCGGTAGATAATCTTCCGTTTGTATTCCCTTCCTGAAAGGGTATGTTCTCCTTACCGTTCGGCATTGTCCGTGCGTCAAGCTCGTTAATCGTTTTTCCTGCCATAAGTATTTGTTTTACATTATAAACATTCTGCCAATCTCCGCCAATACGGTGATACCATTAACCTTGATTTCCCCATCTTCATTCCTGCCGATTGCAAACTCCTTATCCGTAGGGATAACTTCCGCAATGGAAACCAAATCATCCTCTGTGAGTGCCCTTTCGTTAACTGTATAGTCATTGTCTGCCGAAGCGCATTCTCTTGCCTCTTCAAACTCGCGCATCAATGTTTTTTTCATTTCAACATAGGAGAGGTATTCCTCACTCTGCTTAATCGACTCAAGCTCTTGTTTTTCTTCGCTGCTTATGTTTTCTTTCTTCTCCAACTCATTCACTCGTGGAAAGGCTTGGGCGTCATAGCCTTCGGGTTTCAGCTTGGCATAGATACCGCGCATATCCTCGTTAAAGCTCTCCATTGCCCTTTCGTAAGCTACCAAATTCAAGATTATCTTCACCTTCGTTTTATTGGCAAGTGGCGCGCCCTCATCCGATTTCAGTGGCACGAGTTGCAAAAAACTCATTTTTCTGATGATTTCATTGATTTTCATTGTGCACCTCCTTCCTTGGGGATGGAAGACAATATGCTTCTAAGCATACTCTCTATATCTTCGATGGGAGCTTTCATGCCTACTGTCATGGTAAACCCTGTGGGCATGATAGAGGCTGTGCCGACATAAGCATCTCCATCCAATACGATATATTGGATATCATTGGTTGTGTTGTTTGAGACCTCGCCATTTTCATAAAGCCTTGTAATACTTTCTTTTTTTCGTATCAGTTCCATATCTGTATAATTTAATGATTAGTATATTATGGGTTAGGGTTCAAAGCCAAAGGATAAGCCTTCTTCGTGTACTTTCCGTTGGATAGTGTAACATATACATAGTACTCTTGCAAGAAATCCATCAAATCAAATTGACCCGATATCACAACCGGATTGTCCAGAGTCAAATCCTTGTCTCCTAAAGATTTTTGCTGCTCACCTGCCTGGAACGGGTCGGTCACGTCACTCGTTATGAATCGCAGACTAATCCAATTGTTGCGAAGTGTCATATTGCCATTGGTAGCCTTTAACTTGAGTTCCCACTTGACAGCCGTATTCAGACCTGTCGTTGGATGCGTCACATACTCTGCATTCAGATTGATTACCAAACCACCCGCTTCTTCTTCCGATACATACTTAACCCTGCCGGGAGAGCAGTTCATAACGGGCAGGAACAAGTTAACCGAATCCAAGTCATAGATGCTATCAATCTTATTCATGCATAGAAATGGATATACATCATAATATTGACCTAGTGTCAGACCCCTGGCAGGCATTTCCAATGACACACCCGGCTTCACGTTCGCCAGTTTCCTTACGATTCTGTTGGACGAGTCAACCAACATCGCCCCAAACCACCATGTTTCAAGGTTAGTTCCGAAATCTATATCGGACAACGTTATAGAGCCGGGACCTGATTTGTCCACATCGGTAATGTTGATTCCAACCGAACATGATATGGTTCCGGATTGGGATACCTTGGAATCGCACTGAAAAGCGAATATGGGTGCCCATGCATTATGCTTGTATAACAGAAAATCAGCCAACCTGTACGGGCTCCCACTTCCGCCCCAAGGTCTCTCATAGGTATATCCGTTCATCTTGTCTTCCGTATACAGCTTGGGGATTTCCTCATAAGACGCTACAGGGGGCGGCTTAATGCCGCAATTCTTCATCGAGCCTTTCCACCACGCCCCTTCACCGTCAGACGGCATGCTCCTGTCAGGAGCAGCAGAAGCAATATGGACAGGCTTACATCTTGACCACATATTAATCTCATGGCTCGTGCATAACCCGCTCACATTCGCTGCAGACGTTCCAAGAACGGAAGCAACGTCACTCCTCAGATTGACAGGAGACGTAATTACGTTATTCGAATTAGCCATATCAGTAGAGCAGTAACAGGGTTATATAAGTCGAGATAAAGGCACACATCTCCATCCAAAACACAGGCTTCTTGAACTTAAGGCATGCCAATACGATTACACCGCCAAGGAAGGTTATAAGAGGGACGTACCAAAAACTCATCAACACTTGCCATACAAGAGAGGCAAGCGCGCAGATTCCCGCGCTTACATAATGGATATTGCGGTTATAATCCTCCTTGAACAAGGGAGCCGAGCCGACAAAAGCCAATGATGCACTTGCGATAAACGCCAGGAATTGGTATTCTTCCTTGCTGGCCTCGATAAACGATGCAACCAGCAGGGAAGATTCGGCAAGACAGAAGAGTGTGAACAGCCAACCCTTCTTTCCAAGCCGATAGTATGTGTCACTGATACTTGCAGGGATGCCATACATCCCGACTGTATATCCGATATAGGATACAAACAGAATAATCGAAATAATCAATAATGTAACCATAGTTTTTAATTTATAAATTTACGTTTCAAATCATCAATCTCTTTGTGCAGCTCAATTATCTGAGCCTGCAATACTGCCGTATATTGGGCATAGTTCACGGACAGGTAGTGTTCTTTCGTGCTGCCTTTAGACACCAGCTCAGGATACAATTCTATCATGTCCTGTGCGATAAACCCTATACTTTCCTTTCCATCCTTGATATAACTGACAGGGGTGATGAACCCTCTGTTCCGTAGCGGTTTTATACATGACTTTAAGCGGGCGTCCGAATAAACGGCAACCTCACCTTCTGCAAGGAACGACCCCCGGACAACCGCCCTGTTATTAGAAGCCTCAAGCTCCAATCTAATCCCCGGGCTGTTACCTCCATCATCATTCGACACTGCTATCAGCATGGTTCCCCATGTGTCGTAATTAGGTCGATACGTACCGATGGTGTATCTTGTCTGCCATCCAACACCGTCCAGTGTATCCTTCCAGCTAATAATCGGTCTACAGGAGTCGTGCATCATCAAGGATAATTGGTTAGCCCTGAATACGGCATTGTCCGGGTTGAAGTATATCGGCCATTGTAATTGCCAACGGTCTGTCATCGTGCTTACGAATGATGCTCTGCATTGAAGATTGTTGTAACAATAGAGATTCGTGATATTAACAATACCATCCGACTGGAACTGAGCTACACGCCCTGCCGAAGTGTAGAATGCGATACCGTAATATCCCGACATGTGCACAAAATTGTCATTCCCTGCGAAGGATAAACCATTCCAAGGACTACCCCCATCGTGAGCATTATCAGGTTCGCTGCCAATTATGGTGCACCCAACCTTATTCGCCCAAACAGTACTCCACATATTGCTATTCCATCCACCGCCAAGGCTCTTGCTTCCCGATGTGGGAATCAGCCCATCAGAACCGAAACTGTAACCGAATCCCGAACCATTAAGGGATATTTTTTTACTTCCGTAGATAGTCAAGGAATCATCAGACGCCTCCTTCAAGTATACGTAATCACCGTCACCGAAGTTTATTTTGTTACCAAAATTCCCGGCTTTGTTCAGAACTATATTATTAGTAGTCGTAGTTCCGTTTATCACAAGGTTGCCTGTTATCGTCCCACCTGCCAAAGGCAGATACTTTCCTGTTATAATATCATCCTCCAATTGGGACAGTTTTGTCGGGTACGCAGGAAGAGATATCACCCCATTGGATACATTGTAAAGAGTCGTGCCCAGCTTTACCTGCTTGGCATATACACTGCCCAAGTCCGGTATGTGGGAAAAATGGATTCTCTTGGACGTGTCAGACTTGGCAAGCTCTTCCCACATGGCATCTATATCCAAACCGCCACCGCCTTTTTTATTCGTCCACTTGTTTTTGATTGAGTCGTAGGTCAATACCTGTCCTTCCGATAGAGGAGTAACCAGGTCTACATCGTCCAGCATGCCCAATGAGGTTGCACCACTTCCACCACCGGTTGTCGAACCGAACGCAGCAAGGTCTCCCGTAGCGTAGAAATTAACCATAGACCCATCATCCTTCTCTACATATACGGCATTATTGGCTGCGTCATATTTCAGCAAGGCATTACCGATTTGGACAGAATTGATGGCTTTTATATGAGTGAACGGATATTGAGGTTCCAATATATATTTGAATTCTGCCGAGCGCAAGAACTTAAATGCCGACAGTAATACACCGACCGTTTCCTCACCGACAAAGAATGACAACGGGTCTGCATGGAGTGTACCATCTTCTTCCCACCAAAGTGCACCGTTGGCAAAGTAACCCGTACCGTCAAAGCGCACAAGACCTTTGGCAACGTTTTCCGGCACGCTGCTTTCCGGATAATCGAATTTGTCCAGCATGGAACCTCCCCACCAGGAAGCAATACCTCCGCCACGCTTGTCGGATTGGTATACACCGTTCGTGCCGCTCATTATCTTGAAACCGCTTTCCGAGGTGTATCCTAAAGCTAACAATGAGGATTGAATAAGACCACCCTCAATATTGGTATATTCCTTAAGTGCTTTCGTCAGATAGGATATATCTCCTATATTCTTCGATATTTCTTTGATGGATTCGTTAAGCTTGCCCTGTATATAATTGTTCGCGGCATTGACATTGGCAATAAAATCACCGTACTTCAAGTTGAACGCTGAATACTTGCCATCCACCATAGCCACTTCGGTCGCTGTGGTCTTACCGTCCTGAATCACACCGTTAATGGTGTTTATAAGCTCCTGTGCCGAGTTATTGAACAAGCGGTACGCAGTTTCCAACTCCGTCTTTACCACGCCTTCATCAAGAAGCTCATTCTCTATAATCTTATTATAGGATTCTGTTACATCGTTTTTGATGGAATCAATATTATTCAGGTATTTTTTAATCGCAGCCGCTTCCCCTCTGTCTACGATACCATCATTGAATGCTTCATCGGTAAAGTCCTTCATTGAACTTACAGTGCTATCCAGCTTTTCAGCCGCTTTCTTCGTTTCTTCGGCTATTTTCTTTGCTTCTTGCGCCAAAGTGTCATCAGTGTATTTTGATGCAAGCTCCCAATGGGAGATACTAAATGCTTCCCCTGCCTTTTTTGAAGTGTTCGCTCTGAGCATATCGTCCTTGTAAGTACTACCGTAGGTCGCATTTACCCACATATCACCTATGTCGTATGCATCGGAATTCTGCGGTTGTCTCACAAAGATGCGTCTTTTCCCATCTGCGGTATCCTGTGCTTTTTGAGCGTTTTCCAAAGCCTTGACAATATCCGTATCGGTAATGGCATTCCAATACCATCCCTTTTCTTGTTCATATTGGAACCGGTATGCTTTTCCCTCCTTGCTGTAATAGAGGTCTCCCAAATGATTGTTCTTCTTCTCATCTGTATCCCAATCGGATGCGGGAATATTTTCAAGGGTGGGCACCGGGTCGTAAAACCATGTTTCTATCGCACCGTCAACCTGATTCTGGATATTATCTATTTCCTGCTTGATGTACTCTTTCAGAGGGTCTAAATCTTCAATGTACTTTTCAGATGCTTTTTTGAGAGCATCTTCGATGGTGTCTCCATTGCCGATGGTAGTACCGACCGACAGCTTTCCTTTCAATTCCACGCCTTCACCTTGGGTGAACTTAACAAAGCTGTTACCATCACGGTCCCCAATATACGCATCACCGTATACATGGAAAAACGCCTTGTTGTTAGTTTTGTCTACACCATACTCAATATACTCCTTGTTCAAGTAGGAGTAGGAGTCTATACCGTGATACAGAGTAACACTCGGGCTGAACACATCGGTAGAAGAGAAAACAATGGCATTCTGTGCGTCAATATTGCTTTCATCCGTCACGTCCTTGTTGTCAATGCCTTTCCATTTGATTCGTGCACCAAGGTGAGCTACAGTATCACCCTTTGCCGGAATATCACTGCCTGTGTCGCAATCCGCCATGCTGAGGTCAATATAGTGCAATTTGTATATGCCGACATTGATAGGCTCTTTGCTTGCCCCTACACATAAACGCCAATAATAATGGTTCGCTACCTGTTGGTATTCTCCCGGTTTTTGTATGTTGAAGTTTTTGCTCTGTATCTGGAAGCCTGCACGGAAGCGGTTCTCCACTTCCACACCGTCCTGCTCGGCAAGGAAGAAACATCTGTACACGCCTTCGGGGACGCCATTGTCTACCGTTTCTTTATCCATCAATTGGAGTTCACTGCCATCTGCAAGCAATATAGGATTCCCGTCTGCCATTGAAAGTATGGGCGTTTGTTCAATGGTGCCCTTGGTCCAAACATCAATAAGCGTAACAGCACCACCCGGAGTTAGAAGTATCTTTCCACCTACAGAATTTACATCTTGTATCTCCAATGATTCGAAATAGGCTTTCATGCGGACTTTCAGTTTATCAACCTCCGCATAGGTTTGACCTGTTTCCTTATCAACCATTATGATACCACCTGTACTACCACTGACAAATTTCCCTATTTCAAAAGCTTTGTCAGAAGACAACTTGTGCGGGGTACGGTCATCTTTATCTTTTCGCAAGAACATGCTTAATGAGCGCAAAGCCGAGAATGCATTATTGTCGGTAGCCGGTGTGGAATCATTTCTTTTAATCAGATAAACCCCACTGTCCCAACCGCCTGTATAAGTCTGTCCTTTCAGGGTAAGAGATTCTATCTTGCCTTCGAGGTCCCCTATACGCGAGTAGGCTGCCGTCTCCCCTACTGTATAAATCGGAGAATCATAAAGATAGTCAAGATTAAACTCGTATCCGATAACCCTTGACTGCCTTCCGTTCTCAAAATAAGCCTTATTGATTAAGTTAACCTTCTGACCGATGCCGTAGAGATTGTGCACTCCGTCCTCACTGTATGCGACATCCGACATCATCTTACAGTTATATGTAGAAGGGTCTATCTTGGATTTGGCTACAGATTTCTCCGCTTCGCCTTTCAGCTCTTGTTCGGCGGCACCCACAAGCCCCAGTTCGGTTATTTTCGTACTGTCCCAACCGGATAGAATATAAGTATCCCCATTCTCAGGAATAAGCACTCCGTCCGGAAGCGGTCTGCCGTAGTTCTCATTTCTGACTATTTCCCAAAGTTGTTCATTCTTATTGTCAGGGTCGAATGTTACAGCGAATTCCATACCATTCAACTTGCCGGATTGGAAAATGATTTTCAATTCCTCACCGGGAAGGATATAGTCCTTTGAGAAGGTAATGCCGGTATCCTTGAAGCGGTAGGCATTCCATTTTTCCTCGGTGGTTGTGCCGTCCTCATTCTCCACCTTGTCTGTCACCTCAATAGTTGTGACATCCGACATGGTGCCGACCCTTCGGGGATAGACTTCATCGAAGATAACCACTTGTTCAATGGCTTCCTCGGTAGTCATATCAGGATAAGCGTCTATGTACGGAGTTCCGTCGGGCAACATTAAGCGTTTTTGCACCACACCGTTCACAACCACCGACTCATCAACCGGACGGTAGTTGGAAGGGATATTCCTTGTGGAACCGAAAGCATATATTCGGGTGGCGTAGGTCGATTGGGAATCGGAACGTGACATCTCTACAACGTTCACCCCGATTTCAAAGTTAACCGCATCGCCAGACTCACAACGTCCGAAATGGATTATATTCTCTGTTATCCAACACTCACAGTCCCATTTTTTCGCCATCTCAAAACAAGCATCAAGGATGTTGATGTTCTCATAAGACATCAGTTGTGATTTGTTTTCGACTGTGGGGTCAATGGAGACAACAAAATCTTGTCCTTTGTATGCGTACCCAAGAGCTTTCAAATTTCTAAGGACTATACCGGCTTGTACGTCAAGCGGGGCGGTCAGGTTCCAGGACGCTTCCTGCCCGGCAGTCTCTGGGGTATATTTGAAGATTTTGTTTTTCCATTTCCAGTAATAGGCATCAAGCCTTAATTCGTAATCGTAGCCGGCGGTATCTGCGTTGAATGCGGGCTTCTGCAAGTCGCACACCTCGAACAATCCGAAGTCGCATTCCACGTATGAGCCAAGTTTGAAATATATAGGATTTTCCAAGGAGAACTTTAATATGATGTGGTCCTCCTTCATCAGAGTAAACTTACGCTTGCAGCCTTCATTGACCGAAGTTGTAAGCAAGATAGCACCGGATATGCCTTTGATGTCGATTTGTTCCATGCCTTCAAAGTTCGCACATAAAAAAAAGAAGCCTTAAAAAATAAGGCTTCAAACTATGACAATGGGCAAAATGTCACAAATTAAGTTCTGCTTGCCGGATTTGGCTCATTAAACTTTGCTGAAATTTTTCCGAAAGTTCTACCTAAGCTCTGTGCATAAGTGATATTTTTACCGAGATAAATCAGATGATACATCTCACTACCGTTAGCTGGAACTTGAATATCAACCTTGCCTTTATAAAGTTCAACAAAGAAAGCTTTTTTCTTTGCTTGATAGTCGGATTGGGATTTCCCTTCAATTGTAAATGAAAGTGTTATTTCCCTCTCATCTATTTTAGGGTCATTGACTATCACACGTTTCCCATGTTCTAACCGGGATTTATTTTCTATAAATTCTTTCATGGATGATGATGCACCAAGTACATCAAGAAAACCTTTTCCCATTTTTACGCCCCATATAGCATAGGCATCTTTATTGTTTATCAATAGCTCAGCCATAATTTATAATTTTGAAGTATTACGTTTGACTTCGGCAATATCCGCTTTGATTTCTTTTAAGTATTTAGCTGAATTGCCTGTATTTTCTGAAATCTGTACCAATTCAAGATAGGATTGCGCTATCAAATCCCGCGTATCATCAGCAATATTTCTTGTTTCCGTATTTATGGAAAGTAGAGCATCTGCTTTTACTGTTAGTAAATTAAGTGATTGAGATTGAATAATATTCTGATTCTTTATCTCTTCTCCTGCAATCTGCAATGCTGTAAACCGCCCGTTCAACTCTTCGCCGGTATCTTGACTCATTACCTGAAAGCCTTTGGATGAAGCTGACTGCGATGTTGATTCTTGCGAAATTTTATCATATCCGGTTGCTGCGGCAAGCTCGTCACGCAGTTTCATGGCTTCTTCAATGTAGCCCATATACTCAGCATTCAGCGCATTTCTTTCGGATTCCGTCAAAGAACCATCCTCCATACCCTTTGCGAATTTCTCATACCACTTCTTTAGCTTGTCCTGATAGAGTGCGCCTACCTGCTCGGAGAGCATAGCTCGCATGAAATATTCCGATATGTCTTCGGCAGCATCTTTGGATGATGCTTTCATATCCATTAAGGTATCTATAAAGTTACTGTACACACCATCGAATGTGGTTTGTGTAAGCTGCTCGTTTATCTGATTATGAATTTCCTCAATGCGTTCTTCCCCATCGATAATTTTATCAAGGTAATTTCTAACATCCTCATCTAATTTAGCCCAAAAAGTAGGTGCTTCCGATTTAAGTCTCTCCAATTGTTCGGTAGAAAGGTCAAACAGGCTTTCCATTCTTCCGGTTGAGATTTCTTTAAACCACTGTTCGTCATTAAGAGCTTTGCGCGCTTCTTCCCATCCCTGTTCGGACATTCCCTTGCGAATTCGCACACCTATGGAGTGGGAACCGGCTGATGAACCTGCGTTCAGTCTTTCTTTACCAAGAATACGGTAACTCTCAATACTTTTTTCAGCTAATTCTAAGGCTTCCTCTCCTACCTTATTAGCTTCAGCCCCGTAAGATGTGTTGATGTATTCCAACTTTTTGTCTATCAGTTCATCCCAAATATCGTTCAATAGGCTATATTGCTCTACCATCTCGTTATAATGGGAATAGTCTGCACCGAACAGACCGTCAAGGGCAGACACAACAGATGACATTCCACTGACAGCACTCATGGCACCACCCACAATGTCACCGGACATAATTTGACCGACACCGGCGGCTGTAGTACCCAATCCCCCTAAAGCATCGGTAATTCCTGTTATAGCGGAATCGCTGGCACCGAATATATTGGCGATGTTAGTGCCGAACTCACCCAACGCAGGAGCAAAAGACGTTACGGCATTTCCTATATCGGTGATGCCTTGACCGACTTTCTTGGAATCGTTGCCACCCTTTTTTATGGCTTCTATCCCTTTCTCCAGGTCAGAGACGAAAGCCTGCCACGGTGATTTGCCTTTCAGCTCATCCTTTAGCCCCCTGATTGCATCCGTTACATCCTTTATGGAGATTTCACCCTTTTCTATCTTTTCAATATCCTTATCAGTGAATCCGAGTGCTTTCAATTCGTCAAGTGTAACATTCGTTCCGTCACTTTCCTTTGTGCCAGACATGTACTTGACAAGTGTTTCATACTTGTCAATAATAGTCTGAATGGCGGATACCGATTTATTGCCAGCGTCTTCAAAGAGGTCTGCCATTGCCTTTGCGGAGTGACCAAACTGTTCATCCAGTTGTTCTACAGCCTGATTCTTTTCGGCTACCTTGATAGCGTATTCAGGACTATCTGTGTGCAGCTTGGCTATCTCATCATCATACTTCTGCACAAGGTTTTTTCGTTTCTCTTGATAGTTGCCAAACTCGATGAAGTATTCCTGCCAAGCCTTTTTGTCGGATTCAAACTTTTCTTTATTCAAATCGGAGATTGACTTGTCACGCTTGTTTTCTGCCTGCGAATACGAAAGGGATATTTGTACAGACTGCTCCTTTGTCAGCTTGCCACCATTAGCCTTGCTCCATTCCTGTTCTTGCTTACGGATGGCATCCAGTTCTTTCTGATAGTCCAAGTCAATCTGAGCCAGTTTCTTTTCTGTTCCATCAGCCATGAGGTTGATTTCATCCTGCTGATTCTTCCTGCGAAGTGAAAGGAGTTCCTCAGAAAGCCGTTCTTGTTGCTTGCGTTGTTCGTCGGCTTCTCTCTTCAATTTTTCCCTTGCTATTGCTTTCAGTTTAGCTTGTTCATTATCCGTTACTCCTAACCCTTTTAGTCGTTCTTCTCTTTCTTTACTAAACTTTTCAGACAATTTCATCAATATATCAAATGTTGATTTTGCCTTATCAGAAGCCATAAGTTCTTTACCTGCTCTTCCTTCTGTATATTTCCCGGGATTAAATACATTACCACCCTGAATAGCCCAATCCAAATTTCCCAAGACATCAACACTTGCATTCCAATAGTCCCAAATATTGGCTCCTCCTTGCAATATTTCATCGGCAGCTATACCGTGTTGAAAAGCTTCTTCTGCTTTTTTTATCGCTAATTGATAAGCCGCTGCTGCTTTTGCTCTTAAGTCAAGAGTCTTGATAAACTGGTCCGTTCCAGAAGAAAGAATTTTTTCGGCATCATTAACATCATTAATTGAAACACCAAGTTCGGAAAAAGCATCTCTATTTTCATATATGAAAGTTTTTTGTTTTGATAAATCACCATCTAATTCTTTCCATTTGGATTGCAATTTATTCAATGTCGCTATACTATTACCATACCCATTATTATTTTCTGCAATGTATTTATTTAATTCAGAGGTCGCAGCTGAGAGAGGTGCTATGCCATCCTTAGCTTTAAATAAAGAAGTAATCCATTCCCCAACCTTATCTCCATGAGTGGTGAGCAAAGTAATGCCTACAATTAAAATAAACAATGATGACGCAACTTGCTTCCAAATAGGGATACCTTTCTTCCCTGATGCCTTTAACTCTTCATTGGCGGCTTTTGCACGTTTGATTTCATCAGCCAATACAGGAATATTGTTTGAGATGGCAAGAAAGAACGTATTCAACCCCATAGCAGCAGAAGGAAGTTCACGTACTATCTGTTGTACAGACATATTTAAGCCATTGAAACCGCTAGCATAGTTACCTACATTACGGCTAAAAACACCCATAGATTGTTCGATTTCACTTATTTCTTTGTGAGCTTGCTGGATAGAAGCTATTAAATTCGCTCCTTTACTACTATTACGCATTTCGGCGGACATATCAGCATAAGCATCTTTCATTCTGATAAGTTCTTGTCGTAACTCATTTAAAGAACCTGTAGCCGCATTATGTATTTTTATTTGTGTCCTCACTTCGCGTGAGGCATCGCTTCTTGCTATTTTTAACTGTTCTATAGCCAGCGTGAGCTGTTTTATCCGTGCAGATTCTGCAATAGTATATTCTGCATCTTTCCCTCTGCTCTTTCTTGTCTTCTCTATTTCTTTTAATTCCTTGGAATATAAACCTATTGCATGGTTTACTTCATATTGCGCATTGACATTTTTCAATAATGAACCAGATGTCTCATTAATAATTTGTTTTAGTTCATCATATGCCTTAGCCTGTGCCTGTACGCTTGCTGTTTCCGCATTATTCGCAGGTGTGTTTACATTACCACTACCAGATTGCGGATTCATACCTGCCGCTTTTGAAAGCTGCTCCTGCGCCTTGATAATCTTTTCCGAAGTATCATTTATACGTCTTGTAGAAAGCATGATTTTGCCTTCTGCCTCGGACACTTTATTTACCAAAGCATCGTATTGCCTCATAAGGGATTTCAATTGCGCCTCCATCCCTTTGGCTATATCAATATCAACTTTCACATTGATACTTTTCAATGCCTCCTTTACATTCTCGATTTCTTGCTTCAATCTTTGAAGTTTCCGAATATCACTATCTATGTTTGCGAATATACCTGCCATTACCTAAAATATTTTCTTTTTTACCATTCTTTTTGCATATTGAATAGCCGAATCTAACACATCAAACCCCTTTGATTGAACAAAACTTGCATAATTCATACCATCAGCCAAATAAAGACCGTCTTCTTCCTTGCTATGGTATTGTAGATAATATGCGGTGTTTTGAACAGCTTCCATATTAGAGCCTTTGCCATAAACCTCTAAAGCAATGATTTTACCATTTCGCACGACACAAAAGCCCGGAGCATTACGCAGATTCCATGTATGGTTTTGATATATCCTCGGGTATTCTTTGGTACCACTGGCATTATGAGCTATACGGATTGCCTCCCTGCCTATTTCAATCAGTCTATTGAAATAAACGTCCTCAATTTGCCGTTCCAGTTCGTCTAAACCTGATATGTCTCCATGAAATTCCATTAATTGTCAAATTCTCTATTCTTAAACATATCTTCATCCAAAACTTCTTTCATCACGTCACCATAAGCTGTATGAAGCTTATCCCTTTGCATAATCACCATATTCCTATATGGTATCTTATATACCACCTCATCATAGGACAGATGCAGAGACTCAATGAACGATGCAATCTGTCCAAGTAAACAGTCATTTCCTACTGCTTCAGTTTTGCTGTCAAATTTGCTACGTTCTTGGCTAAAATTGACAGCTTGCAAAAATTTTCCACAGAAATCATTGATAGCCCAATTGCTAACGCTTCTACTACTTCGTCAAATGTACCTTTAGATAGTTCTTCACTTAGCTCTTCATTGCCTTGGATTAGCCAAGATAGAGCTTTTGACGCACATTTAACATTCTTCAATGAACGTAGCATATCCATTACCGTAGTCCCATCCTTTAAATCACTCAGATAATATCCCGCTCCTGCTATCTTATGAATCGTAGGAGGGTGAATCACATAAACATTATCATTCACAAATACCGTTTCAAAGTCTTTCTCTAAAACGGCTGCATTAACTATTTTTGCTGCATCCATAAGTTTAAATTAAAATGGTGGTAAGCAACCACCCACCACCATCCGAAAACGATCTATTACATTCTAATAAAAATATCATCCACCTACGTCAATTTTTGTACCATCAAACAGGTAATCGCTCTTCACCCCGGCATTAGTGTTACTCATTGCCACCGCAGTGACTCCTAACCCGATATTCTTTTCTGCTTGGGTTCCCTTAGCGATAACAGCAGCATTAGTAAAGACAATATAATTACCTGTTTTTGTTTGAGCCACAATGCCTTGATTGATAATACCGGGAGTATCGGAAGCAGCCCAACCTGCATCAGTATCCACCTTTTCTCCGCCTTGCAAGGCTACTTTGTCATCAAAAGTCCATTCTCCCATTGTAAATGTAATGGTTTTGGCTCCTTTTTGTGTAACATCACGATAGTAAATTTCTCCATTTAACTCATTAATATAGTCAGTATAAGTAGGGTCATCCTCTGTATACTGCCATGTGTCTTGATGTGAGTTTTTTACTTCAGTCATGCTACCGAGTAGAGTTTTTAAGCTTGTTTTGGTTACGGCTTCACTAATAACATCACCGTACCAAATCTTTTTTATCCCGATAAATGGTTTCATATTATTTTACATTTAAAATTTCAAACGATAATTTTATGCTCACATAACTACATTTTAAAGCGTTATCTCTTTCAATGCCAAGTGATGACTTAGATATCATATACCAACTTCCGTCAAAATCGCAAACTATTTCATCCTCAATCCACAATGCAGACAATCTTTCCAATTCGTTTAATCTTACCGTGTTAACCTTTCCCAGATAGTCCGGCACACAAATACTCACGTATACAAAGGTTTTCTCCCAATAAGTGTCTGGTTCAATCGGAGTTGAAGTGATAATGACTATAGCTTCGTCTTTCAAAGGCGCATCGATTGAATTCCAGCTGTCATAAATAGCCTTAATGCCGAAATCCTGAACTTCTTTGAAAATAATCTTATATATATCCCCTGTTACTATCATACCCAAATGTCACAACGTCCTTTCAGTTCTTCCGAATAGCACTCAGCATTTTTGATTACCTTGCCTTTCCCTACAACCTCTTTCGTTTCTTTATCCAAACATCTTACTTTTGTGTCTAATGCTATTTTCTTGCCTTCATACACTATATGGTAGGAATAAACCCATAGCTTGCCATTTACCGACACTTCCTGCTGTTGGGAATTATCATGGCAAAAGCATTCTGTAAATTCATTCCACGACTCTCCGCCTGTGCCGGGTATCGGTCGCCCGTACTCGTCATTATCTGGCGGTATCACCGTTCTTACCATTAATATATGAGGCGCTTCGTCTAACATATCACAAAAAAGTCACTTTAGGTTTGTCCGAGTTCAACTCATCCTTCAATCCGTACTGTTTGCACATCAGGGAATAATAGTCTTTGATACCCTGAATGTCCCAAGATTGTGATTTGGAGTGCCCGTTTTCCGATACGGACTTGGAACTACCACGCAGTAAGAGGGTAGGGATAAACTTTACCATACCGACCGAAACATCCCTGAATTGGCTGTTATTTAAGTTTTCTACATCATCTTCTCCAACTACTCCTGATGGCTTTAGGATTGTAAGGATATTGGCATCACTCAAAGTAATGCCAAAATCCCTGAAGGACTGCTTTATGTAATCAAGTACTTTCATCCTAGCCTAGCATTGTGTCCAAATCCACAATTACAATTTTGTTCGGATTGGTATATTCAGGAATCCATTCACAACCATATTCCATGAATCTTCCTTCATCCGTTCTTACATTGGAGATATACATACCGCCATCTGAACGGCTATAGGTTTTACCAGGTACAGGGTCGGTAATCTCATACGGAGTATGCCAACGCATCTTGCCTTGTTTGGCGGTGGTAAACAACGAAATGCGGTTGTCCTTGAACACCTGTTTCATGGTTCCATCGGGAAGCTCAACCAAATCCTCGTTGATTACGATAGGGGGCAAGCCCAACCCTTGAAAGATGGTAGTAGCCATTTCGCTGGACATCAAGCCGGAAGATAGTTGCACTTCTTTCTGTGCGAAAGACTGTTTATAGAACTCACCAAAGTCCTTTGATCCGACAATAGAATTGATGAATGTCTTTCGCGACATTTCCATCGAAACGAACATACTGAACTTCGTACGAAGTTCAACAATTTGGTCCATAATATATTTCACAAAGTGCTCTTTGTCTTCAGTTCCCGGTGTAAGGCGATGGACCGGCAATTCCATGTCAAGCATTTCGATTCCTTGCGGGTTATCATCTACTTTCACGGAAGCCTTGCCATCTGAACGTAAATCACCGTCCACGATATCCATACGCTTATGCGGAGCGAGCAACACTTGGCGCATATCATCCGTAATATAGTTGATGATGTCGTTCAATGCTCTTTGTTGGTCTGTTGTGCGTGCATTGTTAAACTTGGTAACAAGTTCCTGTAACATATCCAAACGGTCATTATCCATCTGGTAGCGGTCACCCAAATAAGCGACTTCGCCATATCCTGAACCAAGAGATTTACGCTCTCTTAACGGCTTGTTAGAATTGCGGTCGATAACAGAACCGGCTGTTACACCTGTAAACCGCCCGAGATAGGTTTTAAACACGCGTGATTTCGTTTCCTCGAAATCAAGATGCTTCTTCCAAAAAATAGTATCAAGGCGGAGAGCTTGCACACGGTCAATCACCGCTTTTACTATTTCGGGGTCATTCAATAATGTCTGAACTGTCAAATACATATACCCTCCTTTCCTTAATAAGTGAACATGAATCTATCACCGAGAGAAGCCTTATCCTTCTCAGAGATGGGGACAATGAGCTTGGTCGGTCTAATCTCGTAGGCACGTCCGATGGCTGTCACGGTTGCTCCTTCTTCCACTTTGGTAGTGGCATAGTTCAACGCTGTTGCAGTTGCTTTCGGTTCTGTACCATCCTGCGCTTTGGCTTCAAATAGCACCGTTCCGGCTTCAACCGTTACACTACTCCCGAAAGCTTCTGCCAAAGTAAGTGTGTCGTAGTCGGCATTGGCTTTGTCAATATTGTTGACTTTAGCCCCATTCGTACCATCTCCGATAAACATACCGACATAAGCCAATGAATTTTTCTTCACTTTCATGCTTGTGCCTGTGGTGTACTTCTCTGCCACTTCCACATTGATTACCACCGTGGCTTGTCTTTTTTTGAAGTCAAGCACCAACGGCGTAAGGAGCGGAATGGTTTTCACGCCCGTAAGGTTTGTAAGAACCAGATTGAAACCTCCTGAATAGCGATATATCGTTTCAATACGGCACATTTCAGGAGTAGGCTTTTCAATCTGTTCCAAATTGTAATGAAGTCCTGCTGGCATAATCTTTTTACCTTTTTAAGTTACTGATTTTGTTTGTTAATCTCTTCCGTTCCCTTGTTAATCATGGCAGCAATGGCATGGCTTTCTTTTTCGGTACGCTGCTCTGCTGTTTGGGGAACTTCCACGCCTTGAAATCCCGCATTGGTCATCTCCTGTTTCACGTCCTTGAAATAAGCGTCCAAGTCCGCATCTGTTGGAATATTGCGATCTTTCAACATAAAATCGGGAATACCATATTCTTTTGCTTTAGCGGATACCTGCGCATTGCGCTGTGCCTGTACTCGCTCCTGTTCGTAACCGGCAAGTTTTTCAGAAAGAGTTTTGTTAGAATCAATCAGAGCTTGTGCCCAAGATGGAACATCATCTTTCTTTTCTTCTCCCGGCTTCGGATTTGGGTTGGGATTCTCGATTGGCTTTCCGTCTTTCAGCCCATGCTTCTTCTCATAGTTCAATATCGAGGAAGTCTGTGCTTGTCCTGCACGGAAATCACCATAATTTTGCATCACGTCCTGAAAAGAGATACCCTCAACGATTGAGTTTACCTGTGTTCCGTCCGTTACGCCCTCTGCCTTTTTGGTGGCGATTCGGGTCAAAGTGGCAGTGTCTACCCCAGTAAACTTCTGTTGCAGTCCTGCCAAGATCTGTTCTAAGATTGTCATACCGTATGAATTTGATTTATAAATTTCATACGGTAAAATTCGTTATTAATAAAGAGGATAAGAAATAATCAGAAGACGTATTTATGACATTAGAACGATTGTCATAAATACGATAAGGAGGTGTGGCTATATAGCAATTTTTATTTGAATTTTTATATTGAAATGGAAAAGCCCCGTTCCTTCCGGTTCGGGGCTGAATTTATTATTTATAATCAGATATTGACCAATTGGCATTTACAAATCCGCTTTATCAGTACAAGAGGGGAGTTTGCTTCGAAGGCTTGAAAACACGTAGCACAGTTTTTCAAAGCTGGACTTGTATGTCAAGTTTCCCTCCAAGCCCTTTCGTTACAATATCATAAAGCGTGGAAAGGGTAATATTACTGCCCTCCCTTTCAATTTTAGAAATAAAAGACCGTTCTTTTCCTATTTTCCCTGCAAGCTCTCTTTGTGTCATTTTCCTTGCTTCACGGGCATTGCGTATTTGAAGCCCGACACGCAGGTTGGAAAGTTCGGTTTCAATCTTATTGCGGCGCGGAGTGCCTATTTCTCCGTAAACTTCTTTTTTAATATCATTCAAAGTGTAAGTTTCCATAATCATTCCCTTTCTTTTGCCTTATCATTAAAATATTCTTGCATGAGCCTGACAGCCCGGTCTATCTCTTTCTTTGGTGTCTTTTGCGTCTTTTTTTGAAAGCCGCTCAATAGGATAACCATTTTTTCACCGTCAAAGAAGCAAAAAACACGTACGATGTCGCTCGCAAATTTTACTCTGATTTCATAAAGCCCCCTTGTACCTTCAATATGCTTTAGATATTTCTCTGGGACAATTTGCAGCGTTTCGACATATTGTATTGTTTTCACCACCTTATCCTGCATCTTTTCGGAAAGGGACTTCACAAAATCGATGAAATAGTGCTTATATGCTATGACGTTTCTTACTTTCATGCAACAAAGGTAACTTATAATTCACATTTATGCAAATATTTCCCGCTTTTTCTAATTAGGATAAAAGAAAGCCCCGAACCATAAGGAACAGGGCGGAAATATAAATACATTTGTATGTTACCACTCATTATTTGAATCATCTTTTATAGAGGTTTCCATTGCTTTGCAAAATTCATTGAAGAAATCCTCCAACATCTTTATTGCATTTTCTCTTGAAGGCTCGCCGCTCTTTTTAAACAACCCCGTCCTTACTTCTGTGCCAAATCCCCCATTTGAACCTTGTAAAACCAATCTTGATGTTTTAGTTCCAGATTTACCTGTGCACTCAAAAGATGGTGCATCTATCCTTATTTTTCCATCTTTAAACCTTATTGATATGTTGTATTGCAAATCATACCCTCCTGTCATGCTCATACTCTGACCTAATACTTTCTTTACTTTCCCTATTGATATACAAGATTCTTGGAAACCGCTGATTGTTATCATTTCAGGTTTTACCTCATTTATAACATCTTTAGGGGATTTATAAGAGGTATTTATAAATTTGAGAACTTTAGTGTACAATGATTCTTGTGTTTCGCCTTCAAAATTATATACTACATAGTCTTTTTCAATGTCGTTTTCATCTACAAACCCATTGATAGTTAATTTGAACTGTGCGTTAGCAGATAGATATATTAACCATGCTGCCAACATAAACAATACTTTCTTCATTTTACTTTGGTTTTATTGATTAAACATTCGGGTTCAATTTTATTTCTTTTCCACAATGTGGGCATTGTATTCCTCCCATGCCTTTTCACGGTTCTTTTCACGTTCGGGAGTGTCTTCCGCTCCAAGTCCTTCATCAAACCACGCATCCAAATCGTAGATGTCTTTACTGATTTCTTTTAGTTGCATAATATCAGGTATCACAGAATAGGTTTAACTATTTCAACCTTTAACCCGAGAGCATCAATAATGCGGAAAAACAAACCTACTCCCGGTTCGATTACTCCTTTCTCAATTCTTGATATATAGGTTTTATTAGTTCCCACTTTTTCCGCCAATTCTGATTGTGTCATTTTTCCCTGTTTCCGTGCGTCGCTAATCATTTGACCGACACAATAGGCGTATGCTTCACGGTGAAATTCATTTCTTTCCGAAGTGCCAATTTTACCGTATTTTTCATCTAATATGGCATCGAAGCTGCCAATGTTATTTCTTTCCTGCATAATATTCTTTTTTAAGTTCCAATGCCTTGTTAATTTCACTTTCTGGCGTCTTTTGCGTTTTCTTCTGAAATCCGTTGAATAGCATCACAATGTTGCCTTCATCGAATATGAAGAATGCACGATAAATATTTCCATCATAAGACGCCCTAATTTCATAAATGCCGTCACGTATGAATTTTACAAACTTCTCACTTATCCGTTCCTGTATTTTGAGCATACCCAATACGTAATCGAGTTTTTTCTGTGCCCCACCATCCAATGAACGATAGAATGATATGAAGTAATCTTTATAAAACAATATTTTTCTTTCTTCTTTCATGGTGCAAATATAGCAAAAGTTTATATATATAGCAACTGGCAACAAGAGTATTTCTTTATTTGACAATTTCCCCCGCTTTTTCTTTGCCGTATTAAAAATTTTGCTTTTCTTTGCAGCGAACGTCATAACATAATAACTCTTGGGCAAAATAAAGCGAATAGATTTTGTACAAGATATTGGGAAACCCTCTAAGGTGGCAGAAAGGAAACGATCTGCGACTTCTATGCCCTGCGTATGTTGTGACGTTCACACCTACGGAGGGTTTCTTTTTATCATAATTCGTTTAAATATGAACGTCACAACGAATGAATTAATTCCTATTAGTGAAAATAACGGTAAGAGAGCCGTTAATGCACGTGATTTACATGCTTTTCTTGAAAGTAAAAGAGATTTTTCAACATGGATTAAAGACCGTATTAAATCTTACGATTTTGTTGAAGGTGTTGATTTTCAATTATTCACCGAAATTGTGGAGCGAGAAATAGGAGCTACGACACGAATCGAATACGCTCTCTCAATCAGCATGGCAAAAGAACTATCCGGACATTATAGTGATGAAAGTGCTGTGCACTCAAAAAGGATTAGCCTACATCAACCACCTGTTTGGCGGAAGTAAGTCTGATGGGAAACTTGCGAAAATAGTATAATCATTATAAATCAATCATTTAGAGGTACGGAGTAATGACGTACAGCCCAAACTATACCCAAAATTATGATAGAACTAATAATAATATTCGTCAGCCTGTACTTAGGATACAGACTGTTCGGGAAAGACGGAGAGAGATTTTTCTATTGATTTTAAAATTAAGTACAAACATTAAAATATAACGAATATGACACAGATTAATTTAGAAGAAGTAAAGAAACAAGCTGTACATGATGGCATATTAGAAGCTATCTGCTTGCTTAGAGAAACGAGAAATAAGGTTAACTCTTTAATTCTCGATGAAGAAGTTACCTGCGTGATTGATGCAGAAGGCCAGCTAATCAGAATGAGTAATTCGCTTTGTAATTTCACCACTGAATTGAGTGGTATTGTAGGCGTTATCTTTTCAGATAGAGCTGATGAAGCAATAGGCGAAGCTCTAAAATTAAATATGTAACACGATTATACAAAGGCAGCCCGCACGACTTTAAAAGACTGCCTTTATTAATACGGCCACATAATTTAAGTATAAGACACTTGTTGGGGACTCTTTGCCAACATATCATCTTAGACGCCCCGGTAGCAATACGGCTACCGGGCATGGGAATAGGCAATGACAATTTGAAAGCAAATCACAACGGCTATTCCGCATTTATCTGTTCTATTTCTTCTTGCATTTTATCTATGTTCCCTACAAATGCCATGGCACTTTGCTGAGACCAAATCCCCCCATCTTTAGCCTTGATAGCCACATCAATCTTCTCGCTCAAATCCTCCAACCGGTAAGGTTGCATTTGGACATCAACGTCAATAGTATTGGAGGCAGGCTCAAGGCTGGAATTAACAGAACCAAGTGCAGAAATGAGGAAATTAACACGTCTCTGCATAAAGTCTCCCATCGTTTCATTCAAGTTCTCCACATTTAAATGGGTCGACATAAATACGTAATCGAAAGCTACTCCCGACACGGCATTGCCTGTACCTTTAAGGCTGTCAAACGAAATGCGTGGAGTGTTAGTCAATCCATATATCTGAGAAAAAAGAGTTTCCACTTCAAACTTAATTGTATCAGGAACTTGCTGCCATGTTAAATACTGTGCGTCAGCTTTATCTCCAAGTAGTTCCACAACACGATTTTTAAACTCACCTGAAAAACGCTGTACATCACCAAATAGCATCAAAATAGGGAAGAAATGGTAGTCAATGCAGTCCGCATAATTTGACATCAGTTTTTCCAACCGCACCCGAAGTGTATTAATCTTCTCACAATAAGCTTCTGGACGATAACAATACAGTATAGGCAGTTTCTTGAAGTTATGTCTGAATGCAGACACCGGCTTCCATTCATCGGAAAGTTCCCATTGATAAACAAAATCGGATGTAATGGTCATAAAGCAAGTAATTTCCACATCATCCAAATCCTTTTTTTTATACTCACGAGAAAAAGCAACTAAATCACCGCTATCGTCAAAAAAAGGGTAAAGTTTATCTCCGCGAAAGGGGGACCAAATGACACTTCTCAAACGATATTCAGGTTTGGAATTCCCAAATATATCAGAGACTTTACGTTTTAATTTCGACCAAAAATCATCATCTTTGACCACATACCAATATTCGGCACATTCCTGTTCTGCCAGCCATGAACGGACAATCTTTTTATTTTGGTATTTAATCTTATTCCGTTTTAAAATTTGTTTTAATGCCAAGAATATCCCCTCTTCTGTCTTGTCGGGATTACAATCAAGCAAAGGTTCTGTCCCAACAGTAAATGCTGTTTGTATGTTTACGATATCCTGCTCGATAGGTAAAGCGATGCGGTTAGGCTCCACGTCCTTCGTTCTCTTCGGGATGGTGATTATCTTACCTGACTTTTCATCATAGGTCTCTTTCTCCTTTTCGACCGTGATTTTAATCTTCGGGTACTTCTCCGTGTCTGTGATTATCTCGTGCCGGTTGGGGTCCCAATCGCTATAGAGCTTCGCTGCATCAGGGAGCTTTGTCTTGCGGCCTTTTTTTAAATAGGCTATCTTTTGGCCTATATCTTCTATTTTTAAAACTTCGTCTATTGTTCTCATATATCAATATTTAGTGCGCGAATATTCCCGAATTGTCGCGCGGTCTCAAAATTCGCCCTAAGATATGTCCCAAAATATAATACCTAATCGGGTCGATGCAATGATTCCAAGCGTCTATCGGCTCATTAATATAATGTCCATCTTTATCCTTGTCCCAAACATAATTGCGTAGTTCTTCCATAATGTGGTAAGAACGTTTTGTAACGAACAATTCATATTCTTTTATTTTATCAATACCGGCAACCACAGAACCAGGATATTTATCGACTGGATAGATGTTCACGCCCCTGTTTTTCACTTCCTGTATTAAACGAGGGTCTGCGCTATCCCCGTACACTTTCAATCCCCATGGCTTCAATTTACGTGCAATCTCATTGGTTAACATTCCTGTTTCATAAAACAATTCATCCACATAAAGTCTATTGTCAATAATTCCACACCTGATTCCTGTTGATGGGTCGTTCGTAAATCCCCAATCGGAAGCAAGAGCCACCTTTTTGCACCATTGTGGGAACTCGTCCACGATGCCCCATTTTTTGAACACAGCTCCCTCCGCCACGTCAGCCCAGCGACCGATAACCACATGGGCATATTTCTCCGGATTATTTACCTTCATATCCTCGACCTCTTTAAGGAACTCAGGAGAAAGGTTATCCAAGTTATCAAAATACGTAGTATGGATATGAAGTACATTCGGATGAGTAGAGATTTGGACCTGCACACCGTCAATCTCTACCAGCTTGTGAGTTTTCTCAATGAATCGCCTATACACCCAATGATTGCTATCACATGGGTTCATAATTATAATGATTCGGTTCTGAATGCCTTTTTGTCGAATAGACAACATAATCTTTTCAAAATCTTCCTCGCTTGTCCACTCTTCTGCTTCATCGCATACAAAGGTTGTAAGACCTTGAATTGACTTTAGTTTAGCAGTTTGGACGCCTGATGAAGTTCTTATCCCGCGAAACATAATAACACTGCCAGAATAGGTATTGGTTATATCGACCTTAGTGACATCAAAATATTCCGGTGCAAGATCTAACTCTGCTTTTTCTTGAAATTCCGGAATAATAGACATGGAAGCCGAAACCATCGTATAACGGGAGAATAATATTTTATGGCCACTTTCAAAAGACAGTCTCTCTAAAAATGTAGAAATATTATAGCTCTTCCCGCTTCCTCTTCCCCCAGTTACAATAGTAATAAACTTATCAGTGTTCTCATATAAAGGAGCATACTTACTTTGTGATATAATACCAAACAAACTCATCTTTTGACCCCTCCATTTTTCAAGAACTCAATGACAGGGATGCTCCCTTTCAGTTTGATTGTACTATCTTGCTTCTCTGCAAGTCCTAATTTACGAGCTATAATACTAGGATTAAACGCTCCTACAATAGCTCCTTCAAGCTGCTGAGTTTCGATTATATTTTCTATGCGTGATACGACTTCGGAAAATGCTTCATATTTTTGGCTTGATTTAAACTCACTCCAATATCCATTATTCGCTCCTATATAGAACAGAAACCCAGATAATGTATACGGTCGTTGAGTTGGGCTATCCTCTTTTTCTTTGATTTTCCCTTTAGTCTTATTTTTAACAACACGCCAAGGGTTATCGTCACACCATTGAAAATATTCACAAGCAGCCTCCCACATCAAATCAGGTGTAGAAAACAACGTATCTCGGCCATGTTTACTATGTAATTTCCAAAATTGATTTCCCTTAGGTGCTGCCATATATAAAAAATACCTTTGAACTACTGCTATTCGTCCAAAGGTACTACTACAACCAAAGATAACAAAATATCTTCATTTTTTATATGTGACATTAGTAATTAGGTCACAATTTAATAGAAGCCAACCTGTTTTTTCAAATCCCATTAATTGATTAGTCCTTTAATTTTTAATCTATTTATTATTTCGGTGTAAAGATAATTTATATCTGTTCGATAATCTTTATAATTGTTATAGTTAAACATGACATTGACGTAAAGATTAGAAATTCCAGTAGGAGATTTAAACCCTAAAATACGAGCAAGTATATCCCGGATTCCCTTTACTATTTTACCACCAGCCAATGTACTAGGCGAATACAGAAACAGAATTATAAATATAAACTTTTGCCGGAAACAAGAGCTAGCTCTCCTTTGAGATAATCCACAATTCCCAACGATTTCACAATACCACTTAAATATTATAGGTATAATATTTAAATCAGACAAAATAGGTTTAACTAATTCTTGTTCTCTTTCAGAAAGCCTTGATTTTTGTTCTCTTATAGATTTTAATTCTGATATTGCTGAAAATTCCTTCACCATAACACGATTAATTTAAAAGAAAATAGTATATTTGCATCATAATCGTGTAAGAAAGAGCTGATTCATGGTCGTGCGTGGGTTGGCTCTTTTTCATTTTTCCCCATTCGTGCTGACGAATGGTTTCTTTTCCAAATCATAGCAGGTGATATATACCCGTTTCCCATTGGTATCACATAGAGCAAGGGCATATCCTTTCTCTAGTATTTTAACCGGCTGATTGTCGCAATAGACAGTACTTCCAACCGGAACTCTTGTAAAATGATGTACTATCATTTGATTATCTATAGTTTGTTAGTGTGAAGAAAGGGGACCACCCGATTAAGAATGTCCCCGAAATTGGTTACTTTATATAGTTTTCTCATAATCATATAAGTTTTAATGCTTCCTGTAATCCTGCCTCAAGTGCTTCTTCGTAGGTATTATAATGGGTAATAGGTCTGTCAGACAATCCTACTAAGTCGTGATTCGGAATTGTTAGTATATCATATATCCAATAATTTCCATACATATAGGATATTTCGATATGCAGGCTCTTGGTTTCACGAAGCCACTTTTGGGCGATGGATTGTATTGGACAAGAATAGAATAATTTAGGTAAATCCTTACTAGTTCTAAATATGGTTTCCATCATCAAGCCTTTATCGTTAATGATATATTTGCAATACTCATTAAAGCCTTTCTCTTTCAGAAGCTTCGCAGTCTCTAGTGTTACAAGTTCTTCGGTCATAGTTATTCCTCCTCTATTTTTACTTTTCCACGGTTAACAAAGCCATCACAGTTCATCAAAGCACAAAGACAGATGGAATACTCTTCCTTTTCTGACTTACTGCAAATGCGCAACAGTGAGCATTGGTTGCATGGGACATTTTCACTCGTCATCTCATGCAACACTCCATCTATTATTATTCCGTTCTTTACTTCCATAATCAGTCTCCTTCCTCTCTAATCCGTTCCAGTACATCCCTGTTGGCTTCGAGTATCTCATCGAAAGAGGGAATTTCTTTCCAATGAGTAACATCCCAAGGGTTGAATGTTTCATAAGCGTAATTGTCATTCCAGAAGTCTATATTGCTATCTTCTTCTATATCATAACATGCAATCCTAATAACACTATCTTTAAGTCTTATTAATACAGGATTTCCTTCTTCCGGCAACCGTTCCTTAACATTTATCTAAGGAGATTGCTTTGACTGCCATTCGGCACCTTTTATAAATGCAGCTTCTGCAATTTCATCATGGGATAAATATGTAAAATCATCAAGTGACGTATGTGTACCATAGGTGGTCAATGTTTCGGCACTTGCCATTCTTGCTTCCTTTGCTGCCTTTTCTACTGTCTGTTTCATAATTTAATCAATTAGGGTGATGTGGTTGAATGTTCAATTCGTTTTCTATAAATTTCTGTAACTTATGGGTGCATTCCGAGCATAAGTCGGCTTCTTGGATGAATATATCTTCCCTTCCACCAACAGAGCCACCATCCCATTTATCCACCTTGAAATCCAATCTTGCGCTGCGGAAATACGATGGCTGTATCTCTCTTCCGCATGCATCACATATTATCGTTACTTTTTTCATATCTATCTTGTTACAAGTAAAATGTTTTCCTTTTTTGCGTCTACGTTGAAAATCCAACATAGATTTTTTCCTAACATTAAGAGCACGTGACATTTTAATAAAAGTCCATATTGTCAAAATAAATACAATGACAGATGAAATACCTCCGACAATTATATATGTACGTACTAATCCCGTCAATCCGGATTGATTCAAATAGTCAATAAGTTCTTTCATAATCAATCTCCTTTCCCTTTAATCCGTTCCAGTACATCCTTGTTGGTTCAATAGCTCACTAATGTTATCTATGACTTCCCCATCTGTCAACGTATCATCCAGGATGATAGATTTAATCTGATTTGAAAGCCATGATGTGCCATTTTCAAAACTAAGAGCAATCATGTCCTTAATATCGGAAACGCCATTCGGAATTCCGTTTGTCCCGAATGAATCAATTACTGATTCTGCATATTGTTTTGCTGCTTCTTCTAACTTCTGTTTCATATCTGATTTTGGTTTGAATTATTTTTTTATAACTACCGCCATTGTACTAATAGATGTGCCACTCTCTTTAAACTCGCCTGCGCTGATTTCAAACACCTCTCCATGTACTTCTTTCAGCCAGTTGCGGAAATCAATACATTTCTTTTCCGAAGCGAATCTCCAGTGTTGGCTGGTTATTGCCGCAAGCGTGCCGCCTTCTTCCAAACGTTCATACATAAGCTTGACATGCTCTATATCCTGATTACCGGAAAACGGAGGATTTGCAATTATCTTAGCATAACTACCTACACTGTCCTTGGTAAAATCTTCATCAAGCAATATTACGTTGCTAAGGGTATGAAGAAATTCTCTGTTTTCCGGCATCAGCTCATAACATTCAACCATTACAGAAGGACAAGCCCGGTGGATTGCTTTTATAATCGCGCCACGCCCGGCACTCGGCTCCAGTACCGTATCATCCTCATGTATCCCTCCGGCAAGCATAACCAGCCAGTCAGCAACATCGGCCGGAGTTTCAAAGAATTGGTAATCCCGTTGTAGGTTACACCGTTTACCCTCTTTCAGTATGGAAAACACACGTTCCGGATTAAACGGGAATGTGAAACCCTGTATCTTCCCACCTTGCCATGAGCCGCCAGCTTCTTCTATCCACTTCTTTGCTTCGGCATAAGTTTTTTTATTGAATTGAACATTAGGAAGTTTGAGGATATTGTTCTCAAGAGTACAATGTTTCAATATCTCTTCCACACTCCATTTCTTACCTTCATCAGCCTGCTCCTTTTTTTTGCTTATTGAGACATCCGGAGCTAGCAACGAAGATATCCTTTGGACAACTATGTTGCTTGCGCCCATGAAGGCATTGACGCAAGATAGCGTCTCTATAAGAAAATTTGTATCAACATGCCCGGTAGCATCATAGATGTCTATCCCTTCGGTCATAGCTGACAGCTCATTGAGCTGTGCTACACTACCATGTAACGTTTCGATTAAAATCTTTTTTTTGTTCGTCATAACTTTTCTGTAAATAAATTCTAGTTGTGTCTACACTCCCATGGCCTAAAAGGTCAGCGAGTTGAATTACATCTTTGTTTTTTTTCAGGAACATCTTAGCGAAAAAATGGCGAAAGGCGTGTGCGTGCATCTTCTTTGAATCAATGCCGCAATGTTTCCCCCATGCTTTCAAGTTTTGGGAAAAGCCCCGCTGTGTAATCGGTCCGAATCTCCCTACCGCAAAAATCCCAGTCTTACCATGTTCCTTAGCATAAGCCTTCGCTTCCTGCTGCAATTGCTTTTGAAAGAAAAAACGTCTGTACTTGTTACCCTTTCCTCTTAATGTCACTTCCCCGGATATGATATCTTCCCATGTGAACTGCTGGAATTCTGACAGGCGAGCACCCGTTGTTCCCAAAACTTTAACAAAGAAATAGTAATCCTTATTGCTTTTCTCCTTAAGATAGTTCAATAACCTGTTATACTCATCTTCAGTCGGGACATTGTTTACATCAAGTTTGCGCTTAAGCTTAGGTCGCTTAAGCTCTATCGGCTTTTTCATCCATTTTGAAAATTTTTCCAAAGCGGTAATACGTAGACGGATGGTCTGTGGGGATAATGATTTCTCTTCTAAAGTCCGTATAAACCTCTTGCAGTTTTCCATGTTTATAACGTTGGCGTATGCAAAAAATTGCTTCATAGATGTATGATAAATATCCACTGTATGCGGTGAATAATCATTACTATCAGTCAACCATACGATAAAATCATTCAATAGTCTTCTATTCTTCTCCGAAATGGCATCAAGCCTTTCTAATGTCTTTATCTTCTGGCCCTTACGGTTATATCCGATTTTAAGATGGTGTAATAAATCACAAATGGCTTCACTCATCAATGGATAACGTGCCCCAATATTGGCATTCTCACGCTTATAAGCCATATAACTACGACGATTAATATCTTCAGCACTTTCAAGAAAATCAGTTACATACTTGATGTATTTACCGATGGTATCATAGGTCCTTCTTGTTGTAAACAAGTAAGAGACGTAATCAGCTAATATTTTTTGGCGATCATTATTCATGATTATTTATTTCTTTTTTCCCTTGATTTAATCTTGATTGGATTGTTTTTTGTTCCAGTACCGAACCACTTTAATCGGTAGCCATGTATCCGGAGCCAATATTTAAATTCGAGAATGGTTGTCTGTTTCATATCTATATCGTTTTGAGGGTCATTTAATTTTTAAGAAGTTGCTCATTCGCTCAATGCATCTTTGTTTCTGATTGAGATTGGGATGCACATATAAATTGAGTGTGGTAGCGATATTCGAATGTCCAAGAATTACACTCACTGTCTTATAATCGCATTGACTTTCAATGCATCTGGTAGCAAATGTATGCCGGAGTCCATGAAACACAATGTGCGGAATATTCAGACGCTTCAAGAGCCGGGCAAAGAAATCACGGTAAGAACGGGGATCTTCCGGACGTTCTGATGTTCCTACTACAAATCGGGACGGAGATATTTTCTTTACTTCCTTCAAAGCAAAGAGAAGCTGTCTTGAGATAGGTATCTCCCGGTATGAATTTCGTGTTTTGGGAGAAGTGAAAGTCCTTTCCGTAGTTCTTGATTCGCAGTTGTATATCCTTCCTGCTGTATAACTAATGGTGATTACCTTCTGTCTGAAATCCACATCTTCCCATCGCAGGGCACACACCTCTCCAATCCTCATGCCGGTACACAGAGACAGCAGAATGCCTATATTCTTAGGAGTTGGGGATTCGGTGAGATGGCTCATCAGTATCTGTTGATGGTTTAAGGACAATGTAGGCAAACGGTGAGATTCGGTATCTGTAGGATAGTTTATCTCCCACTCCTCATAAGGGAATAACTTATGTTTCCCACCATACTTGACTATAGATTTCAGCACCGCCACAATATCCCTTACGGTTTTTTTAGCAAGACCAGAGGAAAGCTTGTCGAGAACAAATTTCTGAACGTCGCTTTCCGATATAGCCTGTCGCCTCCCAAAATATGGGAGTAAATGGGTTTGAAGGGTAAGCATATACGCGCACATCGTGGCATGCTTTATAATGGGCTGCTTCGCAGCACTCCAAATCCTGGCGACTTCTTGAAATGTTTTAGTATTCATTTCTGTTCTGATTTACATTAATTCAATTATAACCTTCTTAAAATTAACATATAAAGGCATTTCTGACATGCCCCCATTGTAATCCAACTGTCTTAAAGAGGGGACAACCTCTCCGTTATCATCAATCTCATAGTCTGCAATATAGGCTAACTTCTTCGCTTCGGGGACCAATATCCTTTCATTGCTCAAAGGAGAAAACCTTTCATGGGACGGGACCGTTATACAGACCTTGCTTCCAACAGGGAATCCTTGGTTGGATTCAATGTATTCCTTTTCCAACTTCTCCTTTTCGCCGTTCAATTCTTTTAGCGTTAAATCAATGGCATCTCTTTTGCTTAAAAATTCTTCCTTATTCATGTTTTTGTTTTACTCTAATTGTTTATCGAAAATCTTAATACATTCAAATAAATAGTGCGCAATTATAGGCTGTACTGCATTGCCTATACACTCCGTTCTGTCCACCCTATCGGGAAGTTCATTAGACTTTCCAGCAAATCGGGGTGAGGGTATTGACTGTCTTGTTCTCCATCCCGGATATACTCGTGTATATTGCCCCGATAGGTAGGGCTTCCGAAATATCGATTCTTGGATGCTCCTTTTGCTGTTGATTTCACAGGAGTAGGCAATACAATATAATCGTTCCCGACCCTGTTGTATACCAAAGTCGGTGCCTGATAAACATTGCCATTCTGCATCATACCCGATTTCGGAAAGGTCGCATAAGACCCGTTCAAATCCCCGAATAAGGAGCATTGGACTGTTTTCAATGATGATGTATTTAGGCCTAACTTCCCGTATAACTCGGTACATTTCAGTCCATAAGCCACTTCTTTCACCGACAATTCCGACACCTTTTCCAGCAACGCTGATGTCTTGGCAAGGGAATCCACCGCTGATGATGTCAACAAATGTTGGATTTGAATACGTTCTAATATCTCTGTTGATTTCATGGTTTTCTCCAAAATTTTTTTTGATTATACTTGCTTGATAGTCTTCATATTCGCAGCTCCAAAGTGTTTTTATTCCGGCAAACGCTGCACCCAAGCCGAAACCTTCTATCCCACTAAACAGAGAGCCATGAGTCAATTTACTTTGCTTCATCTCTATATTTTATTGAATATTCTGATTAATGTAATCCACAATCTTTTCCAATCTACTTGAAGAAAACAAATGATTATTAAGCGTTCGCTTGCCTTCTTTCCATTCGTAAAATAATTGATAATATGGTGGATTGAGTGTCCGGTCAACCTTTATGCGATATTGATTAGTGCCATATTCAGTTATAAGATTCTCAATATATTCGTCCGAATTTTCTAAATCAGTAACAAATACCATCTTATCAGTAGTAAGTAGCATCTTCTAGTTCCTTTCTAATTTGTTATGCGTCATTTGATAGCTTCATAAAACACATCCATATTGTTTTGCTCTGCCTTCCGGTAGTATGGTCAAACAACGGTTTGAACGGAATAACAGACAAAACTTCCGCAGCTTTTATCTGACTCTCGTTCCATTTGAATACAAGTGTACCGTTAGGCTTCAAGACGCGCATACACTCAGTAAATCCATCGTGTATGAGTGACTGCCAGTCTTTCGGTAGTTTCCCGTACTTCTTAGCCATCCATGAGGTTTCGCCAAGTGTTTTCAAATGTGGCGGATCAAACACCACCATGTAAAAAGAATTGTCCTCAAACGGCAAGTGGGTGAAATCGGCTATTATATCCGGTTTTATCTCTATGGTTCTGATTTTATCCCTGTCCTTGGCAGTTACTACCTCCGATCTCTTATCAACGAATAAGGTAAGAGGATTATGTTTGTCAAACCAAAACATCCTACTGCCACAGCAGGCGTCTAATATGATCTTTGTTCCAGTCATTTTTATATTGTTTTTAATTAATTACTTCCGCTAAACCTCCTTAAGCTGTCCATTGACTAGCATATACCATGTGTCAGCCTTAACCTTCTTCCCGTCAACTTCAAACGCCTTGACCTCCTTAATCGGGTAGGTATCACCGTCCCATTCTCCACGTTCTGTGAGGACTATCCAGCAACCTATAGCTCCCTTCGCCTTACACTCGTATCCGGCAGCAAAAGCAATGCTATCCTTGCCTGTGGCTGATGCTGCACTATAGTCGCCTGTGGCTGATGCTGCACCTCGGTTGCCTGTGGCTGATGCTGCACTATAGTCGCCTGTGGCTGATGCTGCACCTCGGTTGCCTGTGGCTGATGCTGCACTATAGTCGCCTGTGGCTGATGCTGCACCTTGGTTGCCTGTGGCTGATGCTGCACTATAGTCGCCTGTGGCTGATGCTGCACCTTGGTTGCCTGTGGCTGATGCTGCACTATAGTCGCCTGTGGCTGACTTACCCTTCTTCCACTTGCATTTTTCAAACGTAAACTTAACGGCTGCGTCTACAATACTCTTAATACTTAGTTCCGCTCCTATGTGGATTTTTGAGCAAGCAATTTTCGTATCATCCGTATCTACGTCCATATCGCCAGTTCCCTCAACCTCGTGAAACTTATTCATACCAACTTCGGCAGGTGGATAGTAACTGAACACGTCCAACGGATGGAGGCAGAAGTGAAATCCGTTACCGCAAGCTCTTATATCGCCTGTTTCTTCATAGTCCTTACCTTCTTCGTATTGGAAATCCCTACATGTCAAATCGGGGTTAAAACCTTTGTAGCCTTTGATTTTGACAAATTCCTTTGGTAAGGTAACGTTATCCGGCAGGTTTGCCCTAAGTACCATGTACGCCATGTAGCCGGCGTCAAATCCGGCTATCCCGGTGCCAATGGCAGTTAGGAGGAATTCCTTTTCCAGATGCTCGTTAGCGTAATTCCCGAAGTTCCCTAAAAATACGACCAGCTCTTCTTCGGTAACTTTCTCCATATCCTTGTCCAGCGTAGGAATGGCATAGGACTGACCTTGTATTCCTTCTGCCTGCCCCATAATTGCACCAAACTTCTCAACTGCCAATCTAGCTGCACCTCCGGCGTGATTGCCGTTCATATTGCTTCCAAAAACGAATATTTGATTATCTTTCAGTTCCTGAATATTCTCAGGTGTTAATTCTCTTTTCATAATTCTTCCTTGTTTCTGTATTACTTTTAATTAATGGTTCCTACAAACTTCTCTAGGTTCCCACTCTGACGGTACTTTAGCCCACTCTCTGAATGCTTTATCAAATCCATCAAGGTCAGAGAACATATCCATCTTGGCGGTATCAGTAGTAATGAGGGTGGAGAACTCCTTGAAATACTTATCGGCAACTTTTACGAAGTCATTGTGCAACTTTTTTAAATCTCCAAGCAGAAGGGAGTTCTCTGCCATTAAATCGCTCGCTTCCTCTACTAAGTTATTGGCTTCGCAATTCAACAGGTGAGCGGCTGAAAGCAGCATATTCAATCTATCTATGCTACCATTGGCTATGGCGGCATCTATTATTTTTTTCTTTGGTTTCATAATTGTATATTTTCACTTTACATTTCCTTTCATGCGGTTAATACTTCCGTTCTCCTTTTTATTAATTTTGTCAATCCACCTTTGGAATTTGGCAGCTACAAGAGGGCAGTGTATGCGCAGGTTTCTGTCGCGTTCCGCTTCCCATTCACGTATCTTTCTCTGCGTCTCGGTATTCATAAATTTCTCCTTTTTCGTTATAATTCTTTCTTTAGAAAACTGTTGCAAATTTGCCCATATCTGTCACAGGCACACACTCTATGCCCTTTAGCCTTACAATACGCAGAATTATCCCCGAAGTCCGAGGCATTCTTGCAATTCCGGCATTTGACATATACAATTTCCGGTTTGACTTTCTTTGGCATACTCATGGTGACATCAGCATTTTTCTGGCTTCCTCATCTCCAGATTCAGCCCGGCGTTTCAACTCTTGATATTCAGCATAAGAGATTCTGTTATTTCCACGCTCTTCTATTTCTTTTTCACGTTGGATTCTGTATTGTTCACGCTCATGCCGATCAATGTCAATCCTACGTTCCTTAACATACTCCAGAAGGGAGCATGAAATCTTCATTGGACCAATAGCTCCATAAAATTGCCCATATTTCCCTAATTTGAATCTGGATATGCAGTTGCATATTTCAGCCAAATTCATCCAATAGTATTCACCTAGGACAAGAATACAAAGTTCATCCAGTTGTGTGTCGGTTATACCCTTTCCCTGCTCGGCGTAATCGTTAAGGCTATCAAACTGTACTTTCAGCCACCTAAGTGCGTTGTCTTCACCGTACACAGAACGGATGTTTGCAAGCGAAGGTATATTATCATTCAAGGCAATATCCGCAAGTGTAAGATTTGATTTTGCCAGCTTGCCTTGCAAATCAGGATTGTAATCAACCGCCATCCGGGATGGTGTTGGGTATTTCTCCAGTAGAGCCAACTGCTTTTCGTTTAGCTTCTTGTTCTGCAAGGAATTTTGCATCCGCTTCTGCGAACTCAGCCATGAATCTAGATTTTCTCCGCTCAGAATCAATTCGCTTCTGCTCGTAGATGTCTGTATTTTGTCTTGCTCCATAATTTTTTAATTCAAATAATCCCGCATAATTACTTGCAATCGACTGCTCAACCACAAGCCTTGCTTTATTGCAATCATTTCCACTCAATGTTAGCAATCGGTTGTAGCACATTTTTAGGGATTTTTCCGATTTATAGTTTTCTTTTCTTTCTCTCTTGTATTCAAGCCATTCCTTGAATATGCTCTTAAAATCTTCCGAAACAAAAGACAAATCAACTTCCTTGTTTTTGGGAATTGTTTTCTTATCTCCGTTAGGAGATTCTTTATCTATATCATTTTCATTATCATTTTCATTAAGCTTGTTTTGGGTTGTTTGGGTTGAGTTTAACCCACTGGGTTGTTTGGGTTGTTTTGATTTGGCATTACAATTCCCTATAGGAGCACCACCTTTACGCCCGTTGTTTCGGTTTCTCTCGACAATGCCATGATATTTAGTTTCGTCTATCTCAAATTGATTGATGAAAAAACCCAATGCCATATCAATGTCCTCCTCTACCGTAACCTCCTCGCCAAGTTGATACTTGAAAATTGCACGAAATAATCGCCCAAGCTGTTTGTCTGATAATCTTGATATAGGTTTGTAGAAAGATTTATATATGATAAAACTATCCTTTGTCATTGCTTAATCTTTTAGGTGTTCTGTTAAGGTTCCCAATTGCCCAATGAATATGGTTTGACATTATCGCTGCAATTGACAACGAAGTCAATAATCTGTTCTGACAACTTATGCCATTCGTTTAATTCGTTTTGTTCCATAAAAGTTTAGTATTATAATTCAACTTCCTCAATTATAAATTCTATCCTTGGATTAAGCTTATCAATCAGCTTTCGTGCATTAATCTCCATACATTGCCGATCGTTCTTTATCGCCTTGCATCCTTGTAGACAGTCAAGTAAAATTTTGAAAGCATTATCAAGATCAGGACGCAAATTTTCGTGATACACATCCACTGTTAGTTTAAAGAAACCTTTTATATTCTTGTCCCTTAATCCACATTGTGCGTAGAAAGTTTGTTCATACTTTTTAAGTACATTCTGTTTTGCTAAAGAACCGTGCCCATATAATGCTACTATCTTGTAACAATTCGACTTTGAAGGGATTTTCCCCCTTATAATTTGTTTATCGTATATCATAATCCAAAATATCTATTTGCCGCCAGCTCATCGTGTTGACGGATTGTTTCTACTATTTCCTTTTGCTGTTTACGGAAATTACGGTCATTGTCATACCTGCTATGGCATTCAGGACAGCCAATTCGCAAGTTCCATTCTTCCGTAATGTATTCAGGATAAAGTGATCTAGGTAACAGGTGCATCAACTGTGGTGTGGATGTATATTTGTGGCAAATACAGCAATACTGCGGTAGATCCCTTTTTATCCTTGCAAGTTTACGGTTTATTGTACTTTGTTTTTTGCTTATATGTTTCATTCCAATTAAAAGCCCCGAAGCGTATTCTCCGGGGCACAACCATTATTTACTAACCCTTGCCATTTATGTGTGGCTCACATTTATGAGGGGCGTAGGGGAATCGAACCCACCAAACCATAATTGGGCAGTGCCAGCAATCATGATTAACTTGCCGATTGAAGCTTCATAAATCAACAAGCCCTTACAACGTATATTGTGCACTTCTCATAATAAGGAACACAGCCAGTGCTTACGCCCCATATTCGCCCGCCCCATCTTCACAGACCGAGCAGGCATGTAAACAAAGTTATTTCTGTACTCTGATCAAATAACAGATTTTATCCTACCTAAATTAGGAACCATATACCTGTTTTCTAACCCTTTTATTAGTTCCCATTCTTCAATCATTTTTCAAGTTTTATAATTTCTGGGAAAGTTCTATATATGCTACTTTTCCCATCCCATTTGTCAATGAACTGTTTGTAAAGAATTTCTCTGGTAAGACCTTTTGACTGGATAAGAGCCTGTTCGGTTTTCAATTGTTCCAGCTCGTTGCGTTTCTTCTGCTCCTCAATCTGTTGGTCCAGTACGGATATATTGGTGTTCACTTCATTCCGGCTGTCAATCTTCTCACGGACCTTTTCGGAGAACTCCAGTTGTGCGGAGAATGTGAGCAGTTGCAGACCTCTTTTTTCAAACTCCATGTCAACTATCTGTTCCAACCGTTTCTCAAACACCAACGACCCTCCGTCAGCCATCAGGCTATCGGTCTTATGCTTCCGACTTTCCTCCTTTATCAAATCATATATACGTGGTTCCAAAATGTTATCTTCCAACGAAGACATAAAGTCACTTCCACGACCAATATGCTTGTTGTCAAAGACAACATCAATGGCACGGTCCTTGATAACTTTATAGCTGTATGTAGGACACGCTTTGAACTCCGTGTTGTCAGCAGCTTTCAGTGTGACAGCTTCAGCGAATTCTCCACGTTGATCGAATAGTGGAACCTGGAAAAGTTCTGTGCCCAATTCCCATGTAGACACTTTGCCGGAAACAATCTTAAAATCTTCCTTTCCCTGCTTGCCATAATTCTCCATAAGGACACCTGCATAATTAGGGGCTACTCTCTCACAAGAGGTAAACATTACCAAGGTCATACAGACCATCGTTAACTTAATCAGTCTTTTCATCTTTCAATGTTTTAATCAGTTTGTAAATAAAGAAAATTATTGTGGCTGATATTATTGTTATGCCCAGCCATGCATGTAAGTGATTGAATACCCTATTTCCGACAACAATTCCTATTATAAGAAACAGGATTAAATAAATATACTTTTTCATACTACTCTTAGTCAAAATTAAAATTATCCTCACCGTTAGGTTCTTCGTCCGGCATATCATTACCGAAATCCATCGGAATGAACCAATCTGAAATAAACTCTTCCATAACTAAATCAAATCAATTATTTTGGTTTTAACAATCGCATCCAATCTCATATCAGACAAACCTTGTGAAAGGTGTTGTTTCATCAAAGTGTTTGCCTCCTTTAAATCCTTTGCGCAAACCAAATTATAGTATTTCAATTCTTTCTCATTGCCGTTCTCATCAATCTGAGTATCTACAATGGTAGCCTTGAAGAATGGTTTGTCTTCTGTCTTTTCGTTGATTATCTCAATGATGTTTGAACGTGAAATAGAGAATACATCAGATCCCATATTATCAGACGCGTACTGTTCAAGCCCTTTGGCTTCCGCTTCTGCAAAAAGTGAACAGTCTGTAATGAAATGTTCTTTTACTTCTTTTTCAAGGCCTTCCTTGTTAGGTTTCATCACCTTTAACTTTACTTCGTAATACATATTATTCCTCCTTTATCTTACTACGTTCCTTAATCATCGCATCGGCTATCTGGTAAGCGGCTTTAGCCTGTTTTTCAGAGTTGTAGTTTATCATACTAACCTCTTTGAATGGGAAAAACAATGTTACAACTCTATTCCATAAAGTTCTTCTGCGTTTTGCTGTCATCATTATGCACTTCATTGCTTCAAGCGCAATATGATCTCGTGATATGTTGCTTTCCATAATCAGTCCTCTTCTTGTATTAGTCGTTTAATCAATTCTTTTTTCCATCCTTGAATAAATCCATTTTCATCAATATTCATAATGATGTAGTCGCCATATCCTTCATCTGCCGGACACATAATCTTAGGTACATAGCCGTCATAAGAAGCAATGGCGATGTGGTCTTCATCAGTAATATCACATATAAAATCATCGCATACTTTATAGTGAACATTGGCAATTGTTCCTTGCGTCCAGTTGACTATTTGTCCTGTCTCAATTGCTATAATAGGTCGCCAACGATAATGATCTGAATATATATTGTAATCAGCCTCTTCTTTTATTTGTACAGCACAAGGTATAAGAGGTTTACCTATGCCTTTACTCTCGCACAAATCAATGTCTCTCACTCCGTTTACTTCTGCATCTTCCCAATAGCGGACACCTGCATCTACTTTCAGATAGACCGCCTCAAACTCGGTCGGTTTGTTGATTGTAATTTTCATATTATTTTAATTGATTAATAACTTGTCTTTTGATTTTCTTGCAGAGCTTCCCGACAAAACGTCCATGCTTCTCTGTTCCGTCATCGGGCAACTCGTTTTTGTAAGTATTGAGCAACTTCTGGATGAGAAGCACTTCTTGTTTTGTCAAAGTAAGTTTCATAATTATTAGTCTTTAATCTCCCATAAATGCCAGCAAGTACTATGTAAGTTCACAAATTCTTCTCTCGGAGGGAATATTTGTGCCACTTGAATGTTATTTGGTAAAAACTTATATCGTACATCTTTCAACTGCTGATAACCTAATGGAAACTTAGCACTTACTGATAAATGCCATACCCCATTTTCTATTGCAATTATCAAACTCATCCCTTTGTATTTAAATACTCCAGTAGAATATACTCCATATTTGTCTGTTATTTCTTGCTCTTTAATATGAAAAGGGAATGACTTTGATCCATCTAACCTGTATTTGAGCAACTCTTCTCGTGTCATTTATTAAATGTAATTTATATGTTGTTCAATTTCAATCTCCATCAACTGAATCAAACGTTCTTCGTCTGGAGATGGGATATATATGCCACATTGAGCACTCGCGAAGTTCCGAAACCTTTCAATGGTAAGGCTAAACTCTGTACTATCAAGGTCAGACGAACTTCTTAAGTATTTTATTCTCCCAAGAAACTTGTCTTCTCTCTCACGGACGAAAGTGTCTTTGTTGCAGAGAATCTTGTAATAGTTCCGCTTTACATATTCCATCGTTTCACCGATTTGGCAACCGAGATAAGCAAGGCAGACATGAAGGTATTTGTTCTGATTTAAAGATCTTTGGGGTTTCTTTTCCGTCAATTCAAACACCTTCTGTTCCTTTATCAACTTCTCCAGCTTCGCTCTTGCCTGCTGGACGTGGAGAGGATTAGAGCCATCGTATTTCATAGGCTAATTATTGACTTTCTTATTGATTGGCTTGATTGTTATAAGATTAAGCTCCTCGTTAATGTTATTAATTTCAAGCCAATGTCTGAAAAGATTTTTTGCTTTCTCTATTGTATCAATTATAACTCCGTCAAGTGTGTAGCAAAATTTATCAGAATAGTTCACTGATATGTACTTATGAATACATTTGTGCGCCTTTCTGCTTAAAAGAAACACTGAATTAGGAAGGTTGTAATTCCAATGATGAGCTTCTTTCCCTTTTGTATCATAGCCCCTTAAACGAAGTTTCATTGATATGCTCTTTTCTTCTATACATATTTTCGTTGGGCTTTTAAATCTACCTTTATAACCAAGTCTTTTGAACTTTTCCCGTCCTCTTGCACGTTCTCTCTCCAACCAAGATTCATCCTTTGATTTTTCAGAGTATCTTTCAGATGCGTCTTTTTTAGTACATTCTTTGCACTTGTTTAAATGACCATCACCCATTTGTGGATGAGAGTAAAACTCTGATAAAGGCTTCAATATTCCACACTTGAAACAAATTTTCTCTTTCATAGGCTAAAATGGTAATTGGTCATCATCATCCGACACGCTAGGAGCATTATTTATATCCTCTGGGCTAGGTGATGTACTCTGAGGTACAAACTCCTTGAGGTCACCGCAGATATAGTTCCTTCCTTCTACTCGTTCCTCCTTTTTAGGAGAACAAGTGATGAAATGCGTATGCCCGAACTGAGATTTCTCTTTGCGCTCGATAACAGCCACATTCACATAGATTCTTTCAACTCCATCTTTACACTTAATTTTCTTCATCTGCTCACGAGGTATATCAGAGAGACAGATACTTCCTGTTAAAATCATAATTTTATAGTTTATATGTTATACAAATCCTCTTTTGTTTTTAGCAAGTGATATAAGTTTTTTTCATCTATATATTTGCAAAAGTCTTTTATTATTTGAGCATTCTTCTCTTCCATCTTACTGTCTCTCAAACATTCTATCGGATTATATATTACGAAATCCGTATTTATTGTGTTCGTAACCATATAACGCTTATATCCTTTAAAATGAAATAGATCAAAATAGAAAGTGTCACAACCAAACAATTCAAGATAAAAACTCCATTGACACGATTCTGTATAATCTCTTGTGTGTGGTTGCGAATATTTGGTTTTAATGTCTCGTATCACGTTTCGATATTTGACATCAGCATATCCGTGCACATGAACAGGGAACAATCCACAATGAAAATCTTTACCTTTATGTACTTCATGTTCCGCATCCGGATATTGTTTACGGTAATAAAGGGCATTTTCCACAGCTTTCCCATTCATAAGCACTCTAAATCCATCTTGTTCCTGCTCAAATGTGTTTTCTCCAACATAAATCGCCTTCCCTGTTTCTACAATACTATGGAATACAGATCCTATTGCTGCATAAGCGTTTGGTCCTTTCTTGCCTGAAAGTGTATTTAACACTCTTTCTTCTGTGTCCCATATTGAATGCTTATCCCTGAATCGTCTGAACGCTTCTAATGAAGTAACACTGATACGATACATAATTATCTCTTTTTGAATGTGATTGAATAGGATGTTGTAGAGCTTTTTGAAGGAGCGTACAAAGTTATAATCTCGCCTGTTTCTTCATCTATATCTGTTTTTTGTTCCTTTATAGTACGAAGAAAAGATTCACGTTCCTTGAGTCTCATGTCAATGTCGTTTTTTTCCTCATTTAACCTTTCCCATACCGGGTCACCACATCCTGTAAAGTCATATTTCACTCCTGTTTCTTTCACCTGTATCAACGCCCCACGGAATGAAGGGATTTCACCTTTCCCATACTTCCCTACTTCATTCAATACAGCTTCCCTTACATCCGAATCTTTCAAAAAAGTGCTTATTGTTTCACTAAGGCTTTTCATCTGTATGACAGCATCTATCGGATTTACATCACCATCAATTACTTTTTGTACAAACATACAGGCAAGTTCCGTCTGTTCCTGCTTCGTAGATGGAATATTGTTTATCTTCAAATCATTACTCATAGCAAATTATTATTAACTTTATATTGATAAAAATTGTCAGAAATGACAGTAATATCGTTCTGCGTAACTTTATAGTACTTTTCTATAAGATTGGATAACGAAAGACGTTTATTCTCAGATTTTGCTTTTTCAAGTTTCTGATAAATCCATTTCATTAAGTCCTCATCGTTAAACTTCTCTTTCGGCAGGAGTTTTCTGTTATCTTTTTCCAATTGATTATTTGACTGACATTCATTATTCAGAGAATCAGAATCTTTTGTGTCATCTATACAAAACAATCCGTTTAATGCGTACTTCCGTGCATAAGACGATGTGCTTCCTGTGATCTGGCTTGCATCCATTCCCTTCTTTGACTCGTCCTCACGTGCGTATGCCGTTGCCGTTTCCGTTTCACCATTAGCATTCTTAATGGTTGCGGTTGCCCTTACATAATATCGTGTACCAATCATTACAATTTCGTCAGAAATAGTAAGTGTGCACGACTGACTAAACAACAATGGTTTTACTGCTTCCAAAATATCCTCGCAATTACGATATTTATAATTCCCAAATTTATTATATTGATCTTTGGGAGCCTTAAGCAAACTTTGAATTGTATTAAGTTCCTTCATAATTATATTATTATATTACCAACACAAAAAAGGCAGGTCCGCAGTCCTTACAAAGTTCCGCTTCCTGCCATGATATATCTCCACTTCTTCAAGCTCATTTTATAAGGTTAATCTAACTTTTTCTTTAGCCATCATACTGCTGATATTCGCTAGCGAAAGGGCTTGCTTAATTTCGGCTTTAGAGTAATAGAGTGGTGAATTTTTGCTTTCTCCTTTTCTGATAGGCTTTATCAGTTCCTTGCTTACGAGGATATTGAATCGTTTCAAGTCTATCTGCATCATTTTTAGCCACTTTTTTACATCTCTTAATCGGATAAGATCTTGTGCAGGTTCGTAAGCCTTGACTGCCTCCATATAACCGACTTGATAACTATCTATCATAATCGACTGAATATCACCTATATCCATCCCGACCTCCTTGTTTTTTCAATTCGCTCAATTTTTGTTCTTCTTCCTCTTCTCATTTCATCTTGTTCATGATAGAGTGATAGTGAGAAAACAAATAGTAGACAGCAAGCTATAGAAGACTTGATAGTAGGAGAGAAGTCCATAGTGAATTTCAAGCCCGTAATTCGTTCATATAGCATGGTCGCTAGTTCTCTTCCATTTCTCACATGAAGAATCTCAAAAGCCTTTTGCAGTTGGTTGTTTATTGTACTAACCGCCCGGCATTTGAGGTTTGCAATTTCTTTTTTCTCATACCCCTGTGCATACATTCGTGCTGTAATCTCACATTCGGGAGTGAGTTCCGTAAATACTCTTTCCATAATCGTGTAAGTTTAAAGGTCTACGATATTCTTTTGGCTCTTATTACGCCTTCTTCCTTGATGATGACCGCTTCCCATATTTTCCCTTCCAAATACCCTTCTTGGTTCAGCATGGTTCTATAATTTTGGACGGTTCTCATGCGCTTTATTGGGAAATCCTTGTGCTTTCCTATCGGAATCTCTCTAAGTTCTTGCATAATGCTTTTCTGTTCCATATACATAAATTTTAATTAATGATTCGTGGATGGTAAGGGAGTCGAACCCCTCTCAATCGTGCCAATTGGTTGCGCAACACGAAGCTCTAACCGATAAGCTAACCATCCTTTTTGATTAAAAAGGTGCACTATCCTCACGGACGGCACACCCAATACAAACAAAAAAATAAATACGAATATCTAATCTATTATCAGAACAATGCTTTTAACCGCATTCTTGAAATGATCAAACTTCTGTTGCAAATCACTCCAAGATTTATACAATATTTTTTTCTCTTCAGCTAATTTTTCGTTAGCTTCTTCCAGTTCTTGTACGCGCCTTACTAGGTCTTCTTGAGTCATGCTTTTTAATTCTTCTACTGTCATAATCGTATAATTTAAAGTGTAGCCCGAAAGGCAGGAATCGAACCTGCTTCTTGTGGGGTAATGAGACCTACATAAAGAATATGATTATTATTAAATTACCACATACATTCCATAATGCTACTTTCGGAGTATGTTCATACCTATATTCACATACCGGCATGAACGGATAATATTACTAACTAAAAAATAGATAGAGAAAATATTAGTCACACTCTTTCAGTTAAATAATGGAAAATATAATCACAGATACGCATTTTACAGGACTTTCCGTAACTATCGCACCATAAATCATCCCTAATGAACATAAGGCGGCAAATAAAGACATGATAAAATTGGCTGTTTTCATTATATTATTTTTTTGGAAGTTCTTGTATTCGCTTCATTATGTTAGATACTTCATCCGCATCCACATAACCGATTATATCATTTGTTATTGGAGTGTTATAGCAAATTCCATTATTGTCAAGAACTGCAACCTCATAAGTATCAATACCGTTGGAATAAAACGAAGTGCCTTTTAATACACTTACTCCATATCCGTTCTCAAACTGCATTATAGCATGCTTTGCGTTCATATATTCCTCACGGATAGGAGAAGGTAAGAGAAAGGCATCTTTAGCCATTTCATGTTGCTTAAAAAGCAAATCCTTGAATTGTTTTAGTTCATTCATGTCATTTAATCATAAGTTTGTTCCCCTCAACGGCTTAAACCGGTTGTTACCCCGAATCTTACGGGAGGGGATATATTAGACCTTTCAGCGATACTTGTGCCTAACCAAGCATACTTCTACGCTAAAGACAAATTGGCGTGCTGAAAGTAAATTTCATTTCAAATTAATATAGCCTACTGGCAATCTCCGCATCTCTGCTATGACAGCTTCTATATTTTATTATCTTTGGTTGGCAAAAACGGCTTATGAATTACACCGTAATTGCTTTCACAGACTTGTCAAAGAACTTAATCAAGAAGATTAATTAAAGTGCTTGCGTAGAATATTCTCTACGTCTACACAAGCTGTCGTGTGCGGATTATTATCGCCATGAGTTATCATAGTATCTGTTTTCGGGATGATTTATCAAGAATGATTCTTTCAATATATTGCCGTTCTTCTTTGCAAAAGGTACATCTTCTTGAAGAAGCACAGAAGCCTTGATATAATCTCTTTTGTTCCGCTTAGCCAATCCCCATACATATTTCAGTGATTCGCTGAATAATGAGAATCTGAACATCATTAAGTGCGCATGGCGCATAATGGCTGCTCTATCATATTTGCCTTCTTCTGTCAAAAACGGATACGCTTTCATGGCTTTTTAATTTTAATGCGTTTATACTATTTTCTTATATCAACCTTTTTTCTATCTTTGTATCGTGCTTGAATGATTGATGATGCAAATATATAGCAATTGAATTAATAATCAAAACATTTGATATAATTATTTAATTCATTTGCTTTAATTAACAATAAAGTGAATTAATGTTATGATTGAACGTATTAAAGCTATAATGAACCATTACAACCTTAGCGTAAATGCTTTTTCAGCTAAAATAGGAGCTAATCAAGTTACTATCAACCAGCAAATGAATGGAGATAGAAAAGTAAGCTTAGATACCATATTGAAGATAGTTAATTCATTTGATTTAATATCCGCTCAGTGGCTTCTTACTGGTAAGGGTGAAATGTTCAAATCATCATCGCCAAAAGAAGAACCAACCCCTATCACCAACGAACGCCTGCTTTCTATCATTGAAAGTCAGCAAAGAACCATTGAGAACCTGTCTCGCAAATAGCAATTTGCATCATCAATATTTCAAAGAGCGATAGAATAATACTTTTATACTATTGTATCAATCATCACACTCGTTTATCTTTGCTATGTGATTGATTGCTGATGCGAATATACTAATATTATTAATATAACAGTGATATTGCTATATAAATATTATTGTTATTAATAGTATTTAATAATTATATTAATAAATATTACTGATATGTATGACTTAAAGGGATTCAGGCAAGCTTTTGGCTTAACACAAAAAAATATTGCTGACATTTTTAATTGTGGACAAGCTAATGTATCAAGTATGGAGAAGTCTATGAGGGATTTAGAGCCTGAGCAATATAAAAAGTTGTGTGAACGATTTGATGTTGCGTCTGTTGATAAATTTAAGGTAACAGACTTTATTTATGATAGCAAAAAAAAAGAATGTGCATCAAATAATAATGGCTATATTACTTATTTGCTCCCAATGTCGGCAATGGGAGGTTCGTTAACTGGATTTGCAGAACCGGGAGTATTGTTGCAAAATTGTGAAGCTGTTGTTTCTCCAATTGAAAATGTGGATTTTGCCATAACGGTTTATGGTGACAGCATGGCTCCTGAATATCCTTCTGGGTCACGTATTCTCATTAAAAAAATTAATCCAGATTTGTTTATAGACTGGGGGAAAGTATATGTATTAGATACTCCTAATGGGGTTATAGTAAAAGAAGTGCATGAATCTAACAGAGAAGGTTATGTATCATGTTACTCAATTAATCCTGACCCTAAATTTAAGCCTTTCGATGTTTTAATGAGTGAAATTTTTGGGATGTATAGGGTACTAATGTGTTTATCAGCAAAATAGCTTATTTGTAAATTAACCGCATCTGCTAAAATACTAAATTGTTTTAGCAATGTTTTAGCAATGTGAAATAAAATATAGCTATTAATATGTAAAACAGTATCTTAGAAAATAAACCCTCTTAGATTGTGGTTCTGAATGTCGTGGGTTCGAGTCCCATCTGCCACCC